GCTGCTTAAGCTGGCCGGAGTGTATGTTAATGCTGTTGTAACATCAGAACTAGTCAGTGTAACAGCACCTGTTCTGGAATTAAAACTAGTTACACCAGCACCACTAACCGCAGCAGTAACAAAAGCCGTCGTTGCTACCTGAGTTGTGTTGGTACCCGACGTAGCTGTTGGCGCTGTTGGAACTCCGGTTAACGCCGGACTAGCTAGAAGTGCACCGCCAGCGCCTGTGATGTCAGCACTACTCAGAGTTACTGTTCCTGAACGCGTATTGAACGATGTCACTGCAGATGCGCTTACTTGAGCCTGGACAAATGCTGTGGTTGCCAACTGGGTTGTATTCGTGCCTGTCGTGGCCGTCGGTGCGGTCGGCACACCTAATATACCTGGGCTTGTTGTTGGCAACGGTGTATAACCCAATGCGGTTATTACGTCACCCGAGACCAGACTTACAGCACCAGTGCGCGTGTTGAAACTAGTTACTACACCAGAACTAATTGCAGCCTGGACAAAGGCCGTAGACGCAGCTTGTGTTGTTGACGTTCCTGTTGTTGCTGTAGGAACTGCTGGAACACCCGTGAATGTAGGACTAGCCAGTGGTGCTGTGGTTGCCGCATTAGCCGCTGTGTACCCTAGAGCTGATGCAATATCCGAACTAGTTAAGGTAACAGCACCAGTACGAGAATTAAAACTGGTAACTGCATTGCTAGAAAACGCACTGATCGAGGCATTCACAAAAGCCGTTGTTGCAAGCTGCGTCGTATTAACTCCAGTCGTAGCTGTCGGTGCCGTTGGTGTGCCAGTAAATGCGGGACTAGCTAATGGAGCAGTTGTTGCAGCATTTGCAGCGGTGTAGGTTAATGCGGTATTAACATCACTGGCAGTTAATACCACTGCACCAGTACGAGAATTAAAACTAGTTACACCACTAGCACTTGCGGCCACGACGGCATGAACAAAAGCGGTTGTTGCCAATTGAGTGCTAGATGTTCCTGTACTAGCGGTTGGTGCCGATGGAACGCCCGTGAAAGTGGGTCCAGCCAATAGGGCACCGCCAGCATTTGAAATATCTGTGCTAGTTAGAGTTACAGCACCAGTACGAGAATTAAAGCTGGTGACTCCCGCAGGAATATCCGCAATTTGCGTATTTACATAGGACTGCGTAGCATAGTTTGCATCATTAGTGAAGGCACTGACATTTGATGGAACAGTGGGGATCGTCGGTTTATTGCTAAGATCTGTGTATGACCCAGTTGACGCAACGGTAGCCAAGCCCCCAATATCCGAAGTTGTTAAAACAACGGTTCCAACGCGTCCTGCAACCGACGTCACATCCGAAGTAGTGCCAGAGATGTGTTGCCATTGACCGCCATTGAACAGCGCTACATCGTTGACACTCCAGTCTGAGTTCCCGTCCAGATCGGTGGTGCCTGCAACACTTACTTTATAGAATTCACCTAGAGTCCCTACACCTGAGGTCAAAGTCGGTGTGTTAGTCGCCGCGTTCCACACACCTTCGTAAGTTAGTCCGCCGGTAACACCTGAGAGTGCAGCTTCAACAAACGCAGTGGTAGCTAATTGGGTTGTGTTCGTGCCGTTTGCTGCCGTAGGACCAGAAGGAATTCCAGTGAATGTAGGACTAGAAATAGGTGCCACCAGCGATTGGTTGGCCGCCGTGTAACCCAGAGCCGTTGTTATGTCACCAGTGGTAAGAGTTACCGCGCCGGTCCGCCCGTTAAACGACAATACGTTGGCGGACACACTAATTGTCCCATCGCTAGCGATAGTCGTACCAAAACCCTGTTTAACACCACCCAATACTGACGAGGTGGCGATGGGTAAACTATAGGGAGCACCAACACTAATTTCTCCGTTCAAAACAGAAATATTGGCACCAATGGTTACTCCACCCAGAACGGTGGACGTTGCTTCAGGTAATGTGTAGGGGTCATCAACGGAGATAACTCCATCATTTACTTGAATATTTTGACCAATAACTACACCACCTAGCGTAGACGTAGTGGCTTCCACTAGTTCATAAGGCGCACCAACACTAATTGTTCCATCGCCAGCAACACTGACGTTGGCCCCAATCTTTACACCACCTAAAACAGAAGAAGTACTGACCGGAAGTGTATAAGAATTAACGCCTGAGATCGTCCCGTCTGAGGCAATCTCAATATTGGCACCTTGTTTAACACCGCCAAGAACTACTGCGGTTGCAACAGGCAACGTGTAGCTAGCTGCATTGGCGCTTAGTACACCCTCGGCGGTGATCGTCAGGTTGTTCCCCACTATTACTTGACCCAATTGAACAGTGGTCGCAATAACCGGAGTCACAGCCGCTTCTAGTCCTGGAATATTTGCAATATTAATTTCAACATTGCCAAAACCGTCAGGCGTTTGGTCATTCACTGACGTTATGGTGCTATTCGAAGCAGTGATCGGATAAGCAGCCCACACTAAGCCTAGTCCCGGTTCAATAATTGAACCCGAAGTCCACAGGGTTCCGTTGCGCCAGAGTTTAGTTGTTGACGGAACAGTCACAGGTACACTTACATCGAAATAAAGTTCTAATGGCGCACCGAAAACAATTCCTTCACATACGAATGTGTAGGGAAGTACGAACCGCCATTGAGAACCATCAAACAAATACATACCCTGATCTTGACTACCTGAGGCAACAGGAAGCACTGCTACTTGGTCGGTGACTTGCTGAGGACTTGGCAGGCTAACGACCCATGGAGCATTAACAATTGCCTGCTGGGTCCCCATATTGAGCGTTACTTGGTAATAGAAATTGCTTTCCATGTCATGTCCTTAACTTTTATTTTGATTGATTTTTAATCACGATTTCACCACTGCAGGCACGCATTCACTGCATTTAATACAGGTAGACGCAAAGGAACTGTGGAAGTACTGCCATTGATAATGTTTGTGGTGACCGTGAATTCATCAGCATCTGCATGCGCGTTCAGTCCATTAATATCCCAGAACCAACCGGCGCTTAAGAACGCATCAGTAGGCTGACCAACTAATTCTGGATTAGCTACAATATGCCCATCGCCATACACCGATTTATCGTAAGCCGCATAATTGTTTCTGAACGTTAGATGGAAGCCACCGTGTCCACGGAAAGCCCAGCCATCACCAGAATCAGCATCACCGTTGCCATTACGATTAGCATAGACAAGATTTGCCAGCTTCTGAGGATTGTTAATATAGTCAGGCGCGTAAGCATAATTTGTATGTGTAGGGTCCATAGTAAATCTGGAAGGCCAAACAGTAACCAAACGTTCAGGAGTGGTGTAATTCAAATTCTCCGACCAGAAGGTAAAACCTTGAGTTTCGTAAAGCGATTGAGCTACGAAATAACGGACACGTCGTGGCTCCTGATCAATTTGGAATCGGGCCATCGTCGCGTTGATAGCATCAGTTAGGGCTTGAACTTGATTCGGGTCCTGAGCTTGCTCCTGACCCACTTTCGGGGCTAGCTGTTGAAGTTGTATCGTTGTTATCGAAAACGGCATTGTGACCTCCATCAATATATAAAAGAGCAATCGTGAAAGATTGCTCTGTGTAACGTATTGGATTTAATTTGTATTGAACAATCAGCGATACTGTGTACAGTCCATCCTCTAGGTCACCTGGAACCGTCACCTCATAGGCCATGTCTTTTACATCGTCTATGAGGAGTTCCGGGGACACAAGTTTATATTTTTTATTTTCAGATTGAATTATGGACCGCACGTACAAAGGTCCTGGTAAATCTTGAAGAGCAGGTGTCGGAATATAATTTTCCACTCCACCCTTGAACCTAACCATGGCTGATGGCTCTATATCTAACTGCGGTTGTTCTCTTATCCAATAGACAGTTGTCCCACCTATTGCTCCTAGCACGCTACATATTAAGGCCAGTGCCAGACTCAATAGAAACCCCTTACGTCTATTCATTGCGCTGTACCTCAGTAACTTGAGGACTTGGACTTGACGTCACGAGTATTCGAGCTAATTGAATTCGTACATTGGCGGTTTTGATTGGATTTAATTTGTATTGAACATCAACACTAACGCTGTAAGTTCCTGGAGCTAGACTAGAAGGTATCCTAACTGATTGGGCACCCAAGTCCATATGTTGAGGATCTTTGACCCTAACATCCGGATACACATAAGCGGTATCCCCGTAAGCATCAACCAACGTTACATGATAGACAGCCATAGACGTATCGGCTGTCAAATGAAAAGGATCAGCCAATTTTGCTGTTGCTCCGGCAGGAACATCTAGCGTAGTGACTGATCTTCGATCCAAATTATTTAGTGTTGGCTTCTGGGTGTACCAGAAAACACTGATGGCCATCGCCGCCGGGACTATACACATAGAGGATACTGCAAAGGCTGTGTCTGCTATGTGGAAAGCTTTGACCACCAACGCATGTTTAGCTACTTTTGATGCGAGCGTGATTAACACGATTGCTCCTCCTTGCTATTCTATCTTTGGCGGTTCATTGCTGTTAATGATGATTGTGGTGTTTGCCGTAGCATTTGACTTGGAATTAGACTTAGAGCTTGATCCATCCTCATCTTCAATGCCTAATCTTCTCTTGATGATGTTTTCAAATTCTTTCCAGGCTCTGTTGCCCATTAGGCCAGCAACCGCAATCAAAACCCCCATCAACGGACCCGTTGTGTTCGTCCATTCACAGAGCCAGAAAGTAACTAGTCCTGTGAATCCGCTTGTAACCACGTCTCGTGCAAAACTAGCAGGGCTAAATTTGGAAGCACTATTTAAATACTTCACTGCCCCACCAGCACATGCAACACCAATTACCCATATATAAGTGACGAGACTGTAGCCGAATGGGTCTTTGTCGCCAACCATAGGAACCCCTATTCGTTAACTGCTGCTATTTTGAGTTTTCGGATTTCTATTCTGCTGTAATTAAATTGGGGATTAGCCTAATTTTAGATAGTAAATAAGGGATACAAATGGAGAACCGCAAATGAAATTCAACACTAACCAAGCCTCTATTTCCTGCTTGGTATCGGCTTCAGCCCAAGCTCAGAACACAGATGAAACATTGCTTCCAGTATTCAATCGAATACTTACGGAGGAAATTAAGTTTGCGACCGAAAACACAGAGTTAGACCAGTTGCTACATAGCGTCAATAAGAGAGTGGCTATTAGATTTGGACCTAGATTTTATGTGTGGACGGCTGACGCAGATACAGAACAACGAGCGTGCGACAATTCACAAGAATTAGTATTGATCTTGGACTCGGTGAATCCCACCTCTTTTACCCTTCAGTGATCACTGACCAGTAACTACTGTTGATAAATTTATGACCAATATAAAAAGAGAACGTCTGTTTGTAGTGGACGGTAATTGGGCCCTACACAAAGCAGCATCCACACTCCACACAAATCGTCCGATTGAGGATGCGCTCCCCTATCACCTGTTAGGTATCATAATTAAAGATGCACTGGCATTGCGCGCACCTTACTTGTGTGTTGCATTTGATGGACCCGATGTATTCAGGTACAAGGTCTATCCTGGATACAAGGCGAGCCGCAAATTAGGAAAGGCTAAGCGCAAGGCTGAAACAACCAAAAATAGTTCAGCTAGTGACAGAGCCGTCAACGAACTCTACAGTTATTTGCCATGTATCTATAAATTGTTTGACGAATTAGGCATCGTCTACTATCAACCGCCAACATTCGAAGCTGATGATGTACTGGCGTCTGTAGCTTTTAAATATGGCGGCGTCCATGAGGTATTGATTGGCACCAAAGACAAAGATGCTAATCAATATTTGATGCCCCATGTACGATTGACCTACACGTACAGGGATAAAGATAAAAATACAAAACGGGTGTTTATTACGCATGACGATGTTGAAGCTAAATTTGGGTTACGCGCTGACCAAATGGTGGACTATCAAACATTGATTGGGGACAAGGGTGATGATGTTCCTGCAATCAAAGGCTTTAGTCCAGCTAGGGCAAAGAAAGTGCTGACCGAGTTCGGAACATTGTCCAACTGGTATAAGAAATCTACAGGTGACGAAAAAGCGTTCATCACGTCTCAATTAGAGAATTTGAGACGCAATAGAAAACTCGTTCATCTGGTGACTAATTGTCCACCACCGAACGAATTGAACGAATGGAAAATCCCGAAGATTAAGCCAACAAATAAATGGTTAAGTCGCACCTATCACGAGTTCCATGCTATGTGCTGGCCTAAGTCTAAGGGACTCTTTGGTTGATTACATATTGACACCCGAGCAGCCATCGCTAGCACCGGCACCCGCACGCAAGTTCCCAACCAGCGAACCTCCAACTGTAGTCACCCCGCTGGAGTAGGTGTAAGTAGATGTTGCTTGTGTGCCGGATGAGATGTTTCCTAAAGCAAATATACCTAATGTCGAATTACCGGCAGCAGCCCCTTCGTTACTTGTTGAACTTAGCGCTGTTCCCGCACCTACAGTATTGCCTGAGTAGGTGTATTTGTACGTAGTAGTGAGTGAGTCACCTCGCGCAAATATGCCGAACGTAGAATCCCCAACAGCAGTACCGCTATCAACGAATAAGGTAAGTGCGGTACCTGTCGCCACAGTGTTACCTGAATAGGTGTACACATCGGTAGAGGTGAACGTACCACCCTGAGCAAACACACCCAAAGTTGCGTTACCCGCTGCACCTCCGTAGTTAGCAGCAAATGTTAGATTTGTGCCAGCCGTCGTCGCGTTAGTACCCCACGTGTACGTATTGGTTACATGCCCGGAGCTACCTAAAGAAAACACTCCAACAGTAGAATTTCCTGCAGCGGCACCCCCGTTCACTGTGGCGGTAAGAGATGTTGCTGGACTGACTATAGAAGCATAGTAGCTGTAGTTATAGCTAACGGTGCTTAAAGCAAATATACCGTTCGTGCTAGTACCTGCCGCCGCACCAGCGGTGCCCCCAGGACTTAAGGAACCACCGACAGCAGTTGTAGCTCCTGAGTAGAAATAGACATTGGTAACACTAGGTGCCTCAGTGCCCATTGCAAATACTGCCATGGTTTGTGGAACACCACGGTCTCCAGGGAGAAGCGAAGCACTAGCACTTGCCAACAAAAGAAGCATTATGTCATTCATGTTCAAGCCTCGATGTTCAGACCAATTACAAATACCATATAGGTCGAACTAGTCGTGTCGTAACGGACGGCCACCAAATCAACACCCGACGCGGTGAAAGTAGGTGCTGTTCCTCCATTTGCGAACTGAGTACCCGACGGCCAACTGATGGTCGACGAACCCCCGTTAGTTATCCGCAAGCAGATGATCTGTGATAGACCGGCAGCCAGCGTATTAGTGAAGGCAAAAGTCAAAGCCCCAGTCACAGTCAACGTCCATTCGGTAGCGGATACTAAGTTCAACGTCTGTGTACCCGACACTGAACCTAGAGCAACCACAGTGTAGCTGGAGGCCACCGTCTCTACACGTCCCGTAAACTGTGGGCTAGCAATTGGCGCACCGCCTACACCAGTCACGTCAGAAAGTTGCAACGTAACGGCACCTGTACGAGTATTGAAGCTTGTAACAGAAGCTGAACTAAGTTCATTCAGAACAAACGCGCAGGTTGCTAATTGGGTGCTATTGGTTCCATTTGCTGCGGTTGGTGCCTGTGGAATTCCCGTGAATGTTGGGCTAATTAAGTTAGCAGGCGTATAAGTCAGTGCACCAGTTACGTCCGTAAAACTTAGGTTCACCGCACCTGTTCTGGAATTAAAACTAGTTACACCAGCACCACTAACCGCAGCAGTAACAAAAGCCGTCGTTGCTACCTGAGTTGTGTTGGTACCCGACGTAGCTGTTGGCGCTGTTGGAACTCCGGTTAACGCCGGACTAGCTAGAAGTGCACCGCCAGCGCCTGTGATATCTGAAGCTTCAAAAGTAATGGCCCCGGTTCTTGAGTTAAAACTTGTTACTCCAGCTGATGCAGCAATAGCGGAAGTAACAAAAGCTGTGGTCGCCAACTGAGTATTGTTGGTGCCCACCGTTGCCGTTGGTGCCGTAGGCGTACCTGTGAACGCTGGACTAGCAATGTTGGCCGGAGTGTACGTTAGAGCCGTCGTTATATCTGAATTGGTTAGAGTTACTGCCCCTGTTCTCCCATTAAATGAAGTGACACCGGAACCGGCAATAGCAGAAGCAACAAAAGCAGTGGTTGCTAATTGATTCGTTGACGTGCCAGGCGTAGCCGTTGGAGCCGAAGGAACACCTGTAAATGTAGGGCTGGCTAGCAGTGCTCCACCTACACCAGAAATATCCGAGGCTAAAAAGGTGATAGCCCCTGTTCTTGAATTAAAAGAAGTAACAACACCTGAGGCTAATGTGGCCTCGACAAAAGCGGTTGTTGCTATTTGTGTGGTCGAGGTACCCAGGCTTGCTGTCGGAGCTGTCGGTACACCAGTCAACGAAGGATTAGCCAACGGAGCATAACTGTTGGAAATAAATGCCGTCGTTGCTAGTTGCGTAGTGGACGTACCTGGACTAGCAGTTGGTGCCGTAGGAATCCCTGTAAATGCAGGACTAGCCAACAAGGCTCCACCAACACCCGTTAAATCGGAAACCAAGAAAGTCACTGCACCCGTTCTGGAATTGAAAGATGTGACTGTATTTAATCCCAATTCAGCTAGGACAAAGGCTGTGGTTGCGATCTGGGTATTGTTGGTGCCTAGACTTGCTGTAGGGGCCGCAGGAACGCCTGTAAATGTAGGGCTGGCTAACGGTGCGGGATTAAAACCCAAGGCCGTTGTGACGTCTCCTGACGCTAATACTATGGCCCCCGTTCTTGAATTAAAAGAAGTCACTGGCGAACTGGAAGCCGCTACATTCAACAGACCGCCAGAAGTAATGGTCAAGGTGTCACCAATCTGGACAACACCTAATTGCGTGGTTGTCGCTATTTGGGGACTAGGTGCCACACTAGTTGCGGTTCTTTCAAAGACCGAGAACAGGTCTCCAACAATTGGAGGACTCATTAAAGGGTTGACGAAACCCAGAGTCACGAAATTTCCACTGATCACCGTTGTCTGAACATAGCGACAAATACTGTACAAGTTCCCGGTCACAAATTCCAGAATGACCTGACCTAGATACGAAGGGGTCATTGCTTCAACGTAGTCGGACAGGGCAATAGTCACCGACTGTGTGTCGAACGAAGTGATGGTCGCCGTTGCTTGGTTAGCAAAATTGTAGGCATCGAAATTCCACAGGCCCGTCTGATTTGTGTAGGCTAGAAATGACGATTGATAATTCGTTATTCCGCTGATCACATAAGCATTAGGAGTTGCCTGGTTGCTCGGCGGTAAATAGTCAGGACTACCTAGAACAGCCATGCGGAACGCGTTATCGGACTCAGCGAATTGCAACCACATCGCGTAGTTTTGTCCCACCATCGATAGATAGCAGTCGATCCGGATAGAATTACCTGGCGGTGTAATTGCAGCTGCTAATTTGACTACCAATTCGTTACCAGCACCCAAAGCGAATAGTGTGCCGTCCTCAGTGAACAGTCCTACTTCACCGAAAGAGAAAGGTCCGAGTTCAGCATTCAGGAACAAAGAATAAACAACTATGTTGGCTGTGACCGGTGTTGGCAAACTCGGTGTCATTGAGAATACCAAGGATCCATGAATGTTGGTATCTGTTGCTTCAGGCACGTAATTAAAGGCAGATCCTAATTCGGCAGTAGTAATAGTGATAGGACCTGTATCCGCGTTTAGAAGAGCGGCACCCGCGTCCGTCAGTTGAAATAGAAAGCTCATTGCCTATCCTTTTAATTTATTTTAATAGCCGATGACAATCCAGGTGCAGTCTACAACGGCGTGTGGCTCTATGGCCCCAGTAGTGCAGCTATATGGCGCTGTATAGACACCGATCTGCACAAGCGGATTACCGGATGTATATGCTGATACCGAACAGGAGAAACCAGATACTCCAACGTCGGAGGCGACCCCACCCAAGTAAGCTGTTGTGAACGCTATAGGAAGCGTCTGCACCACGACGTTCACACCAGCCGCTATAGTTGTCACACCCCACTGAATGATGAATGATTTACTGGAACCGCCTATCGGTATCTCGAAATACCCAGGATTACCAAACGAGCCGGTGAAGTCAGCCAAGGGCGCAAAGTTGCCGGAGATGGCAGCCAATGCAGCTGCGACAAAAGCAGTACTAGCAAGTTGAGTTGAATTTGTACCTGGATTTGCTGTTGGTGCTGACGGAACGCCCGTGAACGTAGGGCTGGCCAGTAGTGCTCCACCAGCACCCGTAATATCAGAACCAGTCAATGTCACAGCACCTGTGCGTGAATTAAAACTAGTCACAGCTCCACTAACACTCAAAACACCAGCGCCAGTCACAGCTAGTCCTGAACCAACAGAAACAATTCCGGGGACACTAGTTGTAGCAATCGGAGGTAGCGGAACGACAACATTCCCTGAACCATCAGCGGCCACGCTGTTGACTTTTAATACAGGGCTAAAGCCAATATCTAATGTTCCGTCACCGGCAACCGTAATATGTCCATTCGATGAGGCCTTGACTCCACCCAACACAGACGTTGTGGCTATGGGCAAAACATAAGTTCCGGGCGCACCAATCAAACTAGAATATAGACCCGTGGTTGCTACCGTAGCTAGACCCGGAATATCCGAGGCTACAAGTGCAACATTACCAACCTGACCGTTGACGGATATAACGGGGCACGAACTAGGGTTAATGTTTAACAGGCCCTGGCTAGTGACAATCAATGAAGTTCCGATCTGTACGGCCCCCAAGGAACTCGTGGTCGCAATCGGTAAATTAGGAATTGTGGTGGATAGTTGTTGACGTCCAAATACTGTAATTTGGTCACCCACTATTGGATAAATCATGAGTGGATTCACGAAACCCAGAGTCACGAAGTTTCCACTAATAACAGCCGACGAAACATAACGACAAATACTATAGAGCGCACCTGTCACGAATTCAAGAATGACCTCACCTAAATATTCCGGATTCATGCCCGATACATAGGAGGCCAAAGGAATTGTTACACTAAAAGCATCGAAAGAAGTGATAGCTGCTGATGCTTGATTAGCGTAGGCATAGGCATCGAAATTCCACAGTCCAGTTTGATTTGTGTATGCTAGAAACGAGGACTGTGAACTGGTGACACCACTAATTATGTACGCATTGGGAGTAGCTTTATTGGACGGTGGCAAATAATCAGGACTACCAAGAACCGCCATCTGAAATTGATTATTTGACTCTCCTAGCTGTAGCCACATTTCGTAGTTCTGACCCACCATCGATAGATAACAATCAATGCGAATTGAATTCCCAGGAAATCCTACGGACTGTGCTAATTTATAAATTAGAAGATTGGAAGCACCTAGTGCAAATAAGGTTCCATCACCAGTAAAGAATCCAACCTCACCAAAGTCAAATGGACCAACCTCGTAGTCCAAGTAAATAGAATAGCGAACAACGTTTGCTGTTGCAGCTACGGGCAAGCTAGGGGTAGTCTCGAAAATTAGTGATCCATGAATGTTGGTATCCGAGGGCTGCGGAATGTAGTTAAAGGCCGATCCCAGTTCACAATTGGTAAGTACAATAGGTCCAGTATTAGCATTTAGAAGCGCGGCACCTGCCGTTGTAAGCTGAAGAACAAAACTCATGATTTGGCCTCGGGTTGAAATTTAATATTGCTTATATCCGTAAAATTGCGCATTTTCCTCAAAGGCTTTTAATGACCCGTATACGCCCCCTATCATCACATTCAATTGGTTCTGACTTCGTTCAGGTCTACCGAGAGGCTATGGCTGAACAACTAGTAACCGACAAAAATACACCGCACAGGGTCTTGAACTTGCGTCCCTCACAAATGCCGTTCTGTCCTCTAAATTTCTTTATTCAGCATGCAGTTCGCGGCCTCTATAGAGACCTGGACATGAAGGGCACTTTCTATACGTCTGTAGGGACCACTGTTCATGAAGTACTTCAGAATTTTCTGTGCAGAAGCGGAAGACTACTAGCCGACTACTATTGTCGTGAATGTGATACCTGGCACCGCTTTTCATACGTCCATGAATGCTGTGAGTTTCCAACCGCGTACCATGAAGTCTCAATAAAGTGGGGAGGTGTGCAGGGGCACATCGATGCTGTCTACCAAGATAGAAAAGGGAAACTTTGGGTATTAGATTTCAAAACAACATCAATTGACGGAGCTGAGGCCAAGAAAAAAGATCCAGGGGTAGCCTACAGAGAGCAGATCGAGACTTACGCTGTATTGTTCGAACTTCAGTACGGCTTGCAAATCGAAGGAATCATGGATGCCTTTATTATTCGTGACAATCCAGAAAAAGATCCCGTGATATGGGCACGTCCACTAACCGATGCACTAAGGTCCAAGGTAAAGACCCGGCTGAACAAATACAAACGTATGCACAGAGATGCGCTGGATGCAGAGACTGGCCCAGAAGTAGTAGCTTTGTTGAATTATGGACGTTGTGTTGATCCTTATTGCAAGGTCTGCAAGCTTAGCGATGCATCGTTGAGGACTCGTCTTAAGCACGCGTATCGAATGGGTAAAGCCAATGGCAACGTGCCGATCCGGGCAATGGCTAACCGTGCATTGTCTAGTAAATAAAGAGTGAGTTAATGATTGACACGTACACGTAAGATAGACTACGGAGAATGTCTTGGAACTACGCGAATTCATATTGCAGGAAAAGGAATTGCTAGACGGCTTTGCTTGGACCTACGCACAGCACATAAAGAAAGGAAAGGCCTTGACCAATATAAGGCCTGCAGAAGAATGGACCATATTATTAACCGAATATTTGGAGACCCGAAAAGATGGCAATCAAAGACAAAGTGAAGCTGCCTGAACGTCAGCCTGAAAGCCTCACTGTAACAGTTTCAAGAACAGCTCAGATTCGGCAATTCGAACCTGTTCATGTGTCAGTGACTCAGGTCTATACCGTGGGCGACAGCATAAGTATTAGTTCATTGCGACGGACGGCCCTAGAGGCTATCGGCTCAGCAGTTGAGCAGGCAATTGACAAGGAGATTGACCGATACTCAACGCACGTAAGAGACGATTAACATGGGTCGCTACGATACGGTGTACTTTAATTGCCCCGCGTGCTCGGACCTCAATTCTGAGCAAACGAAAGTCGGAGCCTGCAAATTCGACGGTTATCCAATAACTGAAGTTCCAGCTGAAATTGCTAAATCCATTCTCAATGATTGGACCACCTGTTACTGCCAACACTGTGGAACCCACATCGTGTTCGGTCACATAGACAATCAAATAATCCCATTAGTTTGTAGAGAGCACGCATGACCACAAAAAAAGTAGAAGACGTAGACTCCACAGATAATTCTAATAGACTGGCCCTCAAGTACAGGCCTCGCACGTTCGCACGAGTCCTAGGCCATGAGACGGTCGTGACCCGTCTTAGGGGCATGGTTGCCAAAGGCACACTGCCCTCTGTTATTGCATTCTTTGGGCCACCGTCAGCAGGCAAGACAACGCTAGCCCGTGTTCTAGCCGCAGAATTCAATGGACGACCAGTCGAACAACAACCGTCGTTCAAAGAGTTAAATGCGGCAACTCAGCGTGGAATTGATGATGTACGTGATCTAGAAAAACTCTCCAAGTTTAGACCCATGGACTGCAAGCAACGATTCATCGTTATCGATGAGGCCCAGCAGTTCATGAGCAATGCTGTGGCAGCGCAGGGATTGCTCAAGCCTATGGAGGAACCGGGGAAAAGCACAACTTGGATTATTTGTTCCATGGAGCCTGATAAGTTTCAGGGTTCTAAAGTCGGGCGTGCAATCCTTAGTAGAGCTACACAATTTGTGCTTAATCCACCTACAGCCTCGGACATGCTGAAACAGGCATTACGCATAGCCAAGGGTGAGTCCATGGACTATGTATTGACTGAAGACCGATCTATTCTGAAGGCTATCGTAAAGGCTAGCAATCAAGAACTGCGAGTAGTCGCCAACTTAATGGCCGACCTTCAGAATTACTACGATGGACTGGGGGTCAAGCCTAAGTTTCTTTCAGCCGAGAATGTCTCTGACGTCTTGGCCTCAACCGAAAGCTCAGATGACGAAGTAGCGTTGAAGTTCATGGTTGCTTTGTATTCTCTAAACTATAAGAAACTACAGCGAGCACTTTTAGACGTTACAGATGGTTTTGGTTTCATAAAAAAGATTTGTTGGTTATCCTCATTTATTCTAAATACTGAAGTCCTGGACGGTGTACGACATTCGAAAGTTTGGTCCTCACCCTTAAATAAGAAACTGCATGTTCAAGTAAAGGCCATGAACACGAGTTTTGATTTGATAGCCCAAGTGAATGCAAAGCTGATCCAGGTCCAGGGTCTGTCCATGCAATTCCAGGTCCAGGCCACCGAGCTTTTATCCTCCGAATTGTATGGGTTTATTAAGAGTGTTTGCTATCGTGATCGTGAAGTTAAATAACAGCAATAGGTAACATATGAACGTAGTCCACAGTATCAGACTAAAAGACGTAGGTGTTTTTAAAGACGTCGAGCTTAAGGTAGAGCCTGGCATTACAGTTCTGTACGGACTGAACCGAAGTGGTGGACGAGCCTCAAAGAACTCGAATGGTGTGGGCAAGTCCCTGATTACCAGTTCTTTGGCTGATCTCTTGTACGAGGAGCCTATTGTTGGTGAAAAGTCTGATCGTATGCGTGTCGGTAGCCGTTATACGTCGTTCACCGATTATAGGGGACGTAAAGTAGACTTGAGTCGAGTTATGAACGGGCGTTCCGAAAAGATTGGAATTTCTGTTGATGATAAAGAATTAAAGCTTAGGACGTCTACCTACAACAGACAGACCCTGAAAAAGCTGTGGCCTATTAGTCAAGAAGAATATCAGACCTACGTTCATATAGATGGTCGAATTCCACACCCCTTGGTCATGGGAAAAAGCGTTGAACGCAAAGCATTCTTTACTGCGTTCTTCGGCTTGGACAAAATGGATGCTGAACGCAAACTCTACACTGCTGAATTATCCAAATTATCCAAGATAAAATCTGCGTTCCAAGAATTAAGGACTGCTTACACTAAAGCAAAATTAGATTTATTGGACACCGAGGCAGAGACTCAAGTCACTGAGCTGGTCACCAAGTACAGACAGCAACTAAAGAACGTACAGCAACGGTTCAATAAGGCACAAGACATATTGCGTTTACTGAACTTTGCGACATCCGCAAAGTCCCATATCTCTACATTGGCCAAGGCCTGTGGGGGGACTATAACGGAGGAAGAGGTTGAACGCTGTGTGTCAGATAATAAATGGGAATTGAAGAAAGCTACTTCCGACCTAGAAGACGCTGAGAACTGGACGCTATACCAACGCGAAACTTCGAACTACACAAAGGCTATCGAGAAATTAAGTAAGAGCACGAGAGCTAGGATAGAAAAATATGGAGTCAAGAAGGCCTTGACCCTGGCTAAAGCGAAGACCAAAGAGCGACGCGAACTTCTTCATAAATCAGAAGAACTAAGAGAAGAAATAGGCACCGCCAAATATGCATTAGACCGATTAAAACTCGAACGCGTGATGAGACCTCAAGGGGAATTAGCTGATCTTGAAACAGCGCTTAGGTCCTACGTGCATCAGTTGGAACATGCCTTACAGTTCAAGTCGGGTACGTGTGAAACTTGTGGGCAATCTGTGACAGTAAAAGACCCGAGGACCCTAGAGTCCAAGGTCACTAAATTGAGGTCGCAAATTGAACAGCATAGGACCTACACTGAGTTCAAGAAGGCCCAGGCAGAGAGAACTAAACTAACAGAGATTTTTACATCGGCTAGTGCTGAACTTGAAGAGGTAAAAGCTAAAAGTTTAGCATTAACTACATGGTCTTCTGTCTACGAAGAACTGATTGATCTTCCGTCCAAACCTTCTCCGTTTGAAGGCAAGAAATTGCAGGCTGAGGTCATGCGCAGGGTCATGGCTGAATTAGTTGAGCGCAGATCCTTGTTCGATTATTTAGTGCCCCATCTAGAAACTATTCTTGAGTTCCAGGCATTGACCAAAGACGACTTGGAGTTGGCTACCCAAGTTGATGATATGTCAGAACGCATGAATCGGGTTCAAGAGCGGTTGGCTAAGGTTCAGGTCAAGCTTGAAGTGCATAAAACGGTGAAGACTCGTATCTCTGAAATGAGAACCCGTCTTGTATCAATGAAGCACGAATTAAAAGACGAACCGGCACTTAAGTTATTAGTCCAAGGTTTCCAAGATAAGGTCATGAAGAAGATGGCTGTCGAGGCTATTGGTCAACGCTTAATGGCATTAGTCAACACTTATGCGGCAGCAGCCTTTCCTGAGAACTATAGGTTCGAGATTCAATGGGGTTCACAAGTCGATATCTTGGTTCATCGAAAATATGGCAAGCGTGTATTGACGTCAGATGTTCGAAAACTCTCTGGTGCCGAATCTACAATATTTACACTGATATTGGTATGTGCACTTTTTGCTTTCGTTCCGTCACACAAACGCTGCAATCTTTTGATACTGGATGAACCGAGTGCTCGTCTATCGAAAGAAATGACTGACGTACTGCAACACTTGCTTAAGGTCCTCAACAAATTCATACCTTCAATCATTGTTGTGACGCCTAAAAACGATGAAATTTTTGAGGGTGCCCGAGCACTCACAATTGTCAAACAGAATGGTTACGCAACAATTAGATCGGGTTTCCCTCATCAACAAACTAGCAATTGAAAACTATGACTATACTTGGAGCATTCGGAGTTGTTCATCTATCACCATTAGAGGTGGTTCAGGCCCTAACCGAATTAAGAACCTCATATACGTTGGTCAGCCGTGAACGTAATTTGAAGGTCCATACTTCAGATGGACTATGCGAGGCACAACCGGCATGGCCTATTGTCATTGACTCATTAAAGGCTCTCAATAAAGTCAGAGGTGTTCCTCATGATCGGCATGTCTACCTGATAGTTGATAGCAGGGCTGCACTTTCACATACCAACGTTGATAAAACGCTGTGGCCCGAATCAGGGACTCAAGCTGAGTTCAGGACTAATCTTAAAAAAGCGTTGAGATTAGCGGCTAAGTCTACATATGAATGGCGGCTAGTCAACAGTGAACCCTCGATTACGGAGTATGTGAATTCAGCGACGAAGCCCTCATTCTTGAACTTCATTCAGACAGAGCTATACAAGATCACGAACTATCAATTGCGTAAAGAGGTACAGGGGCTAACCATTGCCTATTTGGCGGGGGCACTGCCTATCTCTGTACTGAGGCGTCGTATCAAGAGCAGTCATAAATTAACTGCTCTTGGGACCTATGTTCTTTCTGACAAGGCCAAACAGTTGAAGGACGCAATAGCTATGCTGAAGACCACGTCTATGGAACAGGTAGTCAAATCCACGGGTTTCCAGCAGTTTGAACTAATGTATGTGACAACCAGTCACGCTAAGTCCAGTTTGAAATAGACAATTTTATAAAGTAAGTCGACAATTCAATCTGGAGTTATAAAAGCATGACTTCCTATATCCGGCTGTACTTGGTTCCCACACAACCGACAGCTACTCAGCAAGTGATAGACGTAGATTCAACCCTATTGGTCTTGTCCCAAGGTCAGTTTTTACCTGTTCAAAGTGCACCTACTTTGACTCTAGTAGGGACACCTACCAGTTCTAGTTTTGATCCGTTCACCAGTGCGCAACTAGCTTTAACAATTAGTACGGAGCAGACTCAAGAAATAAAAGTATGTTGGCGAGAACCTGTAGGCACCGATCAGTTTCCTAATGAAGATGTGATCACAGAAGTTGACCCGAGTGGTGGAACCTGTGTTTGCGGCATAACCTGCAACGGCACTGACTTCGCCTATGTTATGGTCCAAAACGTAGCCTAAATTTAAAAGGATTTTCAAATGTCGAGTAATCAATATGGGCTTCCCTTGGCTAAGCCTATTACCCAGTCAATACTTCCCATCGTTATGCCTGATGGTCGGCTTTACGGGTTTTATCCAATTAGCGAGCACACATTCACAGGTACTGAAACTTCATTTGCACTAAGTCAAGGCTCGGTTCCTATCACCACTGTAACGTTGGCACCAAAAGTTTATACCAATGTTTATGATGAACAGCGTGTTGAACAATACATGGCAGCTCAATGGCCGTCCAATACTGAAGGTGTGTTCCCTTGGCGCGGTTACGAAGAACTGGTAACCGTTGACCAGCCACAGAATATTGGGACTTATAGCTGGTGGTCAATGCCTGTCAATCACATCATGAAGCACTTCGGGCGCGGTATCCTGTGGAACGCCTTAATGTTCAACATGAATCAAACACCGTTTGTGCCTACACCTCCGGAGCCGCCTGTCGTGACTACACCCCAAGTTCTCCAATGGGCGACGTCCCTTAATCAACAGGCTTTTAGTCAAGACTGTGCGTTTATCGACTTTAACTGGGTGAATCTGTTTCAAGCCGTGATTGTGAGCGATCCAAGCCAAGAAGGTAACGGCGTGGTGCCCATGTCTATCTCGACGGTTAGCAACCCCACTGGCGGCTATTTTAAGGCCTCTGTGGTGACCGGGGCGACCGTAGGTCAAACTATTTATCCGGGTGGTGGCGCGGTCTTTAATACCGTGCGTATTTTGCGCCTTCAAGATCCACCGGCTGGCACCTACACGTTCAACTTCAACATCACGTACACGTTGAACGGCAGCAACACAATGAACGTGCCAGCAGTCTTGACCTTAACTGTTGTGTAACTAGTAAATAGACTATAACGAAAACAACAAAGCCCCTTCCCGATGAACGCAACTATAGATTCAGATCTGATTCAAGAAGCACTGAGGGTAGCTCTACGTTTGAGTCCTCCAAGCTCAGGTAACGTAACCCTAAATTCGGATGGCACCAAACTATTTCTAATCTCTAGTGCTGAACTCAGCCGGTGCCGAGTTCTAGTTCCATGCGTCCTTGAGGGTGAAGCCTTATTCGCGATTCCAACAGCCGCGATTCAAGCTTCGGTCAAGGGCCGCAAGGAACTGTCAATTGTCTACGACAAGACTGTGCTCAATATAAAAAGTGGGCGATACAAAGCACAGTTGGCAACCGTAGACGCCATTCAAATGGACGAGGGTGACGAGAAAGCAGCCGACATTAAGACGTGGGTCATTACAGCGGAACAGCTTGAATGGTTAAGAACTGCTGTTGCTGCTGTAGCATTAAAGCCAACGGCTAATGTCACGGCATTCATGCCGGTCTCCATCAAGTTGGGCCCCAAATATGCGTTTGTTGCGTGCTACGATGAACAACACATGGCATTTGCTTTTGATCGATCAATGAAAGGTGACTTGGAAGTTACTATTCCATTGGATACGTTGACCGCTGTCTTAGACACATTCAAGAACCTAAGTTGTAAACTGCAGGTCACGCCATCGGCCCTCCACGTTCGAAATAAATTGGTTAGCGTCCAACTAGCACTTCCGTCTATGGAAGATCAGAAGATCAACGGGTCTGATGTATTAGAGAAGTCAAAAGAAGTACTCAAGGTTGATGGACAGTCCATTATATTCGTCAAGAAAGACGTTTTGATATTCTTGGATAATGCCAGAGCCGTTGCAGAAAAAAGTCGAATGGAACTTAAGGTTAGTACCGAAGTTGGAAAACTAGGACTATCCGTTACAACAGGTCAGGGGCGCGCACAGGCTACGATCAAGGCTAACACAAAGGCAGAAACCAGTTTCAAAGTAGACTTTGAATTCTTCGAGGAAGCGGTCCGCAAGTGCACGGATGATATCCAGATGAAGGTAGTAGGTTCAGACTTTCTTTCGTTTGTGGGCAAGAACGCTACCATCCTTGTAGCCTTAAACGAGGACTAATTGACATGGCGCGAACTAAAGTTAAGGACGAAGAACCGACAGTCCCCATCAAGATGTTGCTGGATGTTGAGCCTGGGCTTTTCTACGAAGTTGGGGATGCCCATCTAACGTTCTTCAGAGAAGAGAAGGCAACTACATTTTGGTTGGGTCCTAAAATTCCATTAGCCTGTATGTTCGAGGCCCATTGGATTGTTCTGGACGGTGAACGAGTGGGTTTGCACTTTGTTACCCAGTTCCAGGTAACCAATGGTGGAGGCTATCTTTTAGGATACCTGAATAAAGGACGAGGAAAGGCCTCCAAAGTAGAAGTGCTCTTGAAGTCTAAGAACATCGTCATCTACTCGTTTCCCAATAGAGGGGCGCTAATTATTGCCTGCAAGATTGGGCCTGATGTACTTACAATCTTCGAAGAGCAGTAATTCTAAACTGGAATTAATAATGGCTAAGACCGAAGAATTCGATCTGCAAGACTTACTAGCTGAAATTCGTAACGATCCAAGTTTTACCAAGTTCAAGCGTGTGGTCAGAATTACAGGCACGCGCCTGAACCTAGAAAAAGATAGAGAAGAAGCACTAGCTAGTCATGCAGCACGGACCAGCAGAACATTACACGGTTCAAAACGATATTCCCCAAAAGACTTGATTGATGCAACGCTTACTGATGGACGGACACGTAGTCGATTAGTAGAAATCAGGGTGAAGGCCTCAAATCATATTGAGCTTTTAGAAGATGCCTGTGATGCAATCAAACATCATTTGTTCACCGAGTACCACGAACAGTTAAAAGCGTTTTCTACTGTTGATCAACGATCAGCTCTAGTCAAAAGAGTCCAACGAGTAGCCCTAAACATGGTGGCTGAAGGTCGGACCCTGCTCGATCTATTGGACCAGATCATCAAGGACATCGACCAGAACGGACATAGCTTACGTAATTCTATGGAGCTTTTAAAGTTGCTCGACGGGGCTAAGAGTGGAGTCGTTATATGACAACAGAAACGATAAGAGTTCCTGATCTACGAAACTTCTTCAATGACATGGGGTATCTAGGAATTAGTCAGGAAGTTTCTAGTTTGTGGACCTATTATGAACGGGCAGTAAACGACGTAACTTATCAAGAATTGCGATTGGTGGGTAACTCTGTAATTATCCAACAGGCGTCCGATCAATTTGGACTATCCGTTCTAGCCTTACAAACAAATGAGTTACGAGTCTACGAGCATGCAGCATTTATGCTGGCTCAGGCCCTACCCTATTTCGTGCGTGGCTCCTCTGTTCTGCACCTTCATTTTCTAGGCACCGGTTACCAAGCATTTATAGGATTGGACCTGAGTCTATTAGGCCTGCAAGCAGAATTGATAAAGTTGGAAGGATCGTTAGAACTAGTAAATAGACATGGAGTACCCTACGACAAAGAAATATCCAAAGTCACAGGTGCTCTAGTTAAGGTAAAAGGAAAATAAAATGAACAATAATTATTTGGTAGCTACAGCACCTTCATTGTCATCAGCTACGGTTGATGCCTCGGGATCTCGCCATTTCGTTTTGATAGACCTGGGTGAGTTAGGTCCCTGGTCCCTTGCTTCTTTAGCTGTCAATCAAAAATTGAATATCCGGACCTTGTCACTAAACCCTAAATACGACTATTCAACTGATATTTCCGCAGACGAAGGTTCAGCTATCGTTAAATTTCTCGTGTCTATGGTTGCTCAATTCGGTAAAGCCCCGTTGATTATTACCGGCAGTCCGGCCGTGACCCTAGCCTTGGCACTAACTGTGCAGTATGCAACAAACAACCCAGACTTGAAGAACCTGAACATCGTATTAACGGCCGAAGTCGATCCTCAGTCCCAGTCAAATGTGGCGGTCAACCGTGTATCCTTGAGTAATAGTGAAATATCTGGAATATCTGCTTTGGGGTCGCCCACGAGTTTAAATCTAGCTTTCACCAGCGTTTGATGTGATATGACAGGCACTATCACCATCCATGCACGAGAGGCATTCTTCATCAAGAAACAGGATATTAGTCCTAAAATAAGATCAACGTTGATCGACAAATATCGTCACATGTTTTATGAGGTTAAAGCCTGCAAAAAATGCGAGTTCTATGAAGAAAGATTGGCTGACGAGAAACAGCATCTTGAGGTCTGTGACAATTGTGCAGCTTTCAAGGGTGGCGCGGAACTGGCAACAGAAGTTAAGGTAGGTAAGAATTCGTATATCCGAACACCTCTGGGCAATCCTGGGCCTTTAAAATCGGTGCTGGACCATCAAGAAATTAAGTACAAGTTCAAGTCCCATTTTCCGGATAAAAAGTTTAGTACCCCTATTAAGTTCACTGGGACTTTGAGAGACTATCAACCAGAGGCCGTTGAGGCCATGGTTAAAAAGAAGCGAGGCGTAGTAAAATCCAGGGCGCGTACAGGGAAGACGGTAATGAGTTGTGCCGCCATTTGTAGAATTGGCAAAAAAACAATTATCATGGCGTCTCAACGTGAATGGCTTTTAGGTTTTCAAGAAACATTCATCGGGTCAAAAACACAGAAAGCCTTAACTGACTGCAACCCCGATAAGATAGGTTTTGCACGCAAGATCGAGGACTTCAAAAAATACGACGTTTGTTTGGTAACGGTTCAGACTTTCTACAGTGAAGGTGGACAGCGCTTGCTAAGAAAGATTCGTGACATGTTTTCAGTTTTAGTCTGTGACGAGGTACACACAGCAGCTGCCTCCAAATATGCCTCAGTTATTTCCAAACTTAATTGTGGCTGGAAGATAGGTCTTTCTGCGACACCCTCAAGGAAAGATTTTAAATTTTCGTTGGTACGTGATTTGATGGGGCCAAATATCGCCGACCTTAAGGTTGCGCGGTTAAGGCCCCATGTTCGTTTGATACGTACCGAATATGTGAAGAAAGGGAAGGGACAACAATTGTGGCCTTATATTGTTGGATCCTTAGAAAAAGATCCGAAACGTTTAAAGCTTATTGCCAAATGGGCCTTGCAGGACGTCAAGAACGGGCACATGGTACTCATACCTTTTGCCCAAGTAGCGCCCATTAAAGCCCTCGTAGCGGCTATCAACACGATGGCTGGTAAGACCGTGGCCTACCCATTCTATGGGGGCCTTAAAAAGGCGGATAGGGATAAGTACATTGAAGGTGCGCGTCGGTACACTCACAAAATATTGGTGGGTAACATCAAACTCCTGTCCACCGGTACCAACATTCCCAGGGCCAGTTGTTTGTATGAGTCTACACTTTCTAGTAATATGGAAAATGCTGAACAGCGGGTGTCTCGTATTCTCACACCTATGGACGGCAAGATCACACCTATTCTCCGTATCTTTTTGGATGATGCTCATGTTAGACGTGCGTGCTTAAGGACCGAATGGTTTGGGTGTATCAAGCCCATGTTCAAGCCCGTCATTTCAGAAAAAGACACAGAAATCCTGAAGGCTTATTTTGCTGACAAAGACCGGGTCCCCAAGGTGGAATGGTAGCTTACGGCTAGTAAATAAGTATAGAACTATCAACGAGACGAACTATGTTTTTTACAACTGTCCAATCGCCTATTACGTACAACCCAACTGAGGCCTCCCTATCTTTGTTAAAAGGCCTTCATCTTCTGTACCCACATATGATGAATGAAGATCAAACTATGTTCTACGCACCTAATGGACATAGTTTGGAGGTGAGGCTTCAATGAACGAGATCAATGGTGGTTCGTCCAGGGCTAAGGTCCCCTATGCTAGGGGCTCTACTTACACTAGGTCCGGGTCTAAGTCAGGGTCTCCCGTCTATGATCCTAAAGACGAGGCCTCGGTAGAAGACCTTCAGAGTATCAATAAAAAAATAGTTAAAAAACAAGAATTAGCTAAATCAGAATCCAAATCTAGTAGTACTCGTATTATGGTGAAACAAGGAATAGCTATCAAACAGGTGGTGCCTTCATCTGTCTGGCGCTGTGCTCCATTTAAATGGGACCCCTTACCTTTTTCTGTAGAGAATGAAAAACTTAATGACAGAATTATTGAGGCCGAGGTCCAGAACCAAGGCTTATCCATGTTTCTGGACGATGTAAGAATTCCCATTGTTTATGGTGTGTCAGGCAACCCCGATGACGTACAGGCCCGTTATTTCGCGGCCTTCCTAGTCGACGCTCATCTACAGGCCCTAGGATCAAAAGCAAATGTAGTGTGGCATACCTTGTACGGTGGATTTGACAATCCGTTACTCAAGTCCCACACGGATAACGATTTAATAGAAAAACCCTCATTATTGGTTCTCACCAATTTGAGCCCCGCTAGTACAGGGGTGAAACTGGATAAGGCTAAAGATCTGCTGGAGAAGTTTCAAGACATTCCACGTATAGTGGTCATGGCCGGTGAAGACCCTTTGTCATTCCTGTCCTGCAGACTATACAGTGAAGTAAATGCTTTAGCCTATTTCTGTCAAAGCTTGGTCAAACGAAAAATGGATATTATATGAAGGACCCTCAAGTTGTTATTCAGTTATCAACGTTTTCGTTAGCTAAGACTTGGAGACCAGGAGTCCGTAAGTCAAAACCTATTGCTACTCTGACCGGCGTTATTCATAACGGTGGCGGGTTTAACTGCAAATTCAGTTTCAACTTTGGACATAGATCACAATTGGTGTTTGAGGACGCTCGTATATTTGATGGTTCCGAGCCTAAGACACTAGCTTTGTTAGTAAAGAATCGATTACTGGATTGGGCAAAGGCAACTGATTCCATACCTGAAGAACTAAGATCCGAGCTGGTTCAAAGCATATTGAAACATGATCAAGGTCAAGGTCACGGCTCGTCATGAAATGGTCAACCAATGAAAAAGTTGATAAAACGTTGCAGGACTATGCTCAAAGAGTTATTGATACTGAGGACGACAAAGAAAGATTTGCTGTAGCCCTAGGTTATATTGGTGCGGCCTGTACTTTGTACAGAGGAGAGCCATTGTTGAATAATTATATTTGTATATTAGCCCAATTAGCTTTATTTCCATTGGACATTAAATGAACAGCGATTACACCAAGTTAGTTAAAGATTTGCGGCTCCTGTATTTCACTACGGTAGTGCAAGAGCTAAATGATGAACAAACCCGTCGTTCACTAAGAATCCTGTTTCTAGAACACTGCTACTCAAGTCCCGGAATAACTAGCGCCCAAATACAATGTGATAAATCCAATAACCCACCGTCCGTTGTTGAGGCTAAGGACTTGGCGATTCGAGTTAAAGTTCAATGGTCTGCTGGTGATCAGACAATGATTTATATGTCGGTATATAAAGTCAGCGTGTTCCACAATTTAAAAGAAGTACCAAATGGGTTGAATCCAGAATGAGAAGTAAGTTAAGGCGCAAATGCGCTATCTGTTGGTGGCTAGTCCTAGTATTTGTGGTTGTCCCAATATCGACTTATTTATATGTAGCAGCGGTCTTAACCGAGGGTTCTCAATATGAATAGTCGACAACGTAGGGTTAACCGCCGAGCTGATCTAAGAAAACCTTATTGCTTTGTTCTTGAGCCAGAACACGATTTCTATGAAAGACTAGTGGCTGACTATATTGAACCCGACGAACCTATAGCTAAGGACAGACCGCTATTAAAAGGCGAGTTAGGAACGATCTAGGTTATCAGGTTATCTATTAAACTAAATAAATATAGGTTTCAGCTATGATTTATATGGGAAGTAAAGCGAGTTTCGGCAAAGAAATAATGAGGACTATGCTGTCCAGCAGACCAGATGCTACAGTTTATGTAGAGCCATTTGCCGGTGGTATGAACATGATGAAATATGCTCCACCAACAATGAAAAGAATCGGGAATGACATTAATGAATTCCTGATTGCCATGTGGAGAGCATTGGATAAGGGCTGGACCCCACCTAAGTTCGTTAGTCGTGCACTCTAAGTAGAGTGCAAAGCTAATCACTATGCACGGTCAGCGGCCCTAACCAGCTACATTGGGTTTGGTTGTACTTTTGGTAGTGCATGGTTTAGTAGTTATTTAGACAAAGGTAAATTCAAAGACGGTAGTGTACGTAACTATCAAGCTGAGGCCTTAAAAAGTATACTCAAACAACTTCCGGCCCTAACGGATGTTGAGTTCTTAAACAAAAGTTACTCGGATTTGGAAATACCTGACGGTGCTTTAGTATATTGTGATCCCCCCTATGAAGGAACTGCAGGTTATAAAGATGCATTTGACAACTCCAAGTTCTGGACCTGGGTTAGAAAACTTTCATTAAGATGTACTGTCTTTGTCTCTGAATATAAGGCTCCACCAGATTTTAATTGTGTTTGGAGTAAAAATAGAAAAGTGACTCTGCATAATGCTTCTAACAAAATATCCAAACAAAGAGTAGAAAAACTATTTGTCTGGAGCGGAGCATCAATCAGAAAAGAGGAGAATGCTATTTTGATTCTGTGGACTGAACCCTTAGTTGAGACTAAAGCTTTCTTAATTGAGCCTAAGTCCGATAAGCAACGTCAGAAACTTTTATCTTTGAATAATCGATTCGTCAATGACTCAAATCTAGATTAAAAGCATCTGGTCTACCAGTTGAATGAAAGAGTTCAAGATCAAGATCCAACACTGAATAAATACAGGGTTGATTATCCCTTGGCTTTAAACCAACCATTAACTGTTGTCCATTGTGGAATTATTGACTAGCAGTAAATAAGAGTAGAGCAACATAAAAGGATTAAGGTATGGCCCGATTAGTTAGCCTGAAAGCAGAGTTAGCAGTGCTTAGAGGTATGTGTAGCAAGAATAAAAAGATAGCGGGGGCCCTACTCTCAAATACAGACGAATCATATTTTTACTCAGAAGAAAGTGTAGAACTCTACCAGGCAATCAAGCGGCATATGCATGAATCGGGGACAGCCCCCAGCTACAGACTGCTTATTGAAGACCCGGAAATCAGTGAAGACGCAAGATCCCACATGCGGGATAGCCAGGCATCAGTGCTAACTGTTGAAGACGCTGATAAAGCTGCACGCATCCTCAACCGTTATCGTCAGACACGTGGACTCTTCAACTTAGCCTCCCACATCAATGATGCGATGAAGGGTTCCCGTCTCAATATTGATAACCTGTTAGAGGACTCGGCAACGGCCATCAATATTGTACGGAGCAAGAAGTCTAATAACGATGCTTTCACCCATTTCGGGCGCAACAACAACTCGAAAGAACTGGTTCATGATATTCTGTACGGCGATAACTCAGAGGACTTAATACCGTCTGGCATTGAAGCCTTTGACGAAGTGAACGGAGGATTTGCCAGAGGCTCTTTAGTTACTGCTGGTGCCAACTCAGGTGGGGGTAAATCAGTTTTAGCCGGTGCCATGGGTCTGAAGATGGCGGCTTTAGGCTACAAGGTATTGTTCGTTCCCTTGGAAATGTCTGAGAAAGAAATGACTCAGCGTATCTTGGCAAACGTAACAAAGACCAATCTAACAAAGATCATTAGACAGCAGTTAGCAACAGGTGAACGAGATTTAGTATTCAAGCGTCAACGACGTTGGGAACGTAGAGTCAAAGAAGCTGGTGGTCGATTCACTATATTTAAGCCTCGTGAGGACATGAATATTGAGGAGATCATGGCTGCAACCGCTGCCTACCAGTGTGATGTGATGATCATTGATTATATTTCACTTTTGAAAGGTGTAGACGGTGACGATCAGTGGCGGGCCTTAGGGTCAGTTGCTCGTTATGCTAAGATCAATGCCGAAATAGAAGGTCGCGTAAATATTTTATTGTGTCAAGTTAGCGATGATGGCAAGATCCGTTATGCGCGAGCCATAAGCGAGCACAGCAGCAATTCTTTAATTTGGATTAATTCAAAAGAACAAAAAGAATCGGGCATTACCCGTATTGAACAACCTAAGTCCCGTAATTCTATGGCCTTTCCTTTCTCTGTCAAGTTCGTATGGGACCAGATGAGAATTGAAAGGGCACCTACAGACGAAAGTTTGGGTGCAGTTGAGCATCCGCCAGGATCAGATGCCGAGGACCCCAAAAAGGCCCCAAAAAGGCGGAAAATGCCCAACCTTGCCACTGATACATGATCCTCAATTTAGGGTCGCCACGGGCCTCAAAAGGGCCTTAAAACAGCACGTGGCGTGGCAAGGCACTGCATGTTTCATGCTCCAATTTAGAGAAAAACAATGACAAACGTTATTAATTTTTGTAGGCCAGTCATTAGTCCCAAACCTAAGGTAGAATTCAGCAAGTGGAACGGTGGGCCCGGGCCCTGCCCTGTTTCCAAAGACCAAGTTGTGCGGGTAGTCCTACGCAACGGAAAAATTATGACTATCAGCGCATGTGCTTTAACTTGGGAACATCGGGGCTTACCTTCCGATATAGTAGGATGGTCCGTAAGTCTAGAGCTGGATGCGTCTAAATACTAAGTTTAAAAATCAGGAATTTGGTTATGCCAAAAATTAAGACTTATGTTCAAACTAAAGTTCATGTCGAAATAGACGTTGAATTTCCGTTTTACCGCAAAATTCGTGATGTCCACCATTCGGATTACTACAACGAAGATACCTATGTAAAGATCGAGGAGACTAGAACAATAACCTTGGTTTTCCGAACGGGTTGCGGCTATCCTGGAGACTATGAAAAGACTTCAATTCTAGTTGGGGCTACTAGTCTTGAGAACTATGGGATAGCTTATCTGAAAGGTACTGCGGATAACATGCTTACTGCGTCCGAGTTTAAGGCTAAATTAGCTGAAGCTTTGTCAGACATATCCCTAGCCGACCTAGACTGAACAGATTAAGATTAGAAATGACCAACGTTATCAATTTTTGTATGTCAAGGCCCCCGACCATATACAAACATTAAAAGCGTGCGTGCTCTAAATAAAAAAGGGACTACACAATCAAATGTGTAGTCCCTTTTCTTTTAGTCTCTCAGTTTATGTGCTACGCTCTACGGTCCAAAAACTATCTGATAACGTTGGGTCTAGTACAAAGGCAAAGGGAAGCCAGAAATAGCCGTCTAGTCCCCATTTAATGCCCCAACTATTGCGGACCAGAAACATACGGGTATTTAAATCGTAGCCCACCATTAATACAGCGTGACCGCCTAAGCATTTTTCTTTTGTATTATCGGGCATAGGTACTATCCCCGTCTTTGCTACAACTTCGTTCTCAAACGATTCGTAGACAACGATACCGAACACAATAGGACGACCTTCACTTAAGAAATGAAGAATCGTATTTTCGTGCTGGCTAATCTTTGTACATTTTAGGGCTCTACGTTTTAATCCATCAATATAGGCATCAGCTGAGGGTTTAGCCTTAAAATGATGAACGTTATAGGGCCAGACGGCCTCTTCACATACGCCGTAAGTCTTGAGTGCTTGTATGCCATCAGCGATCTGGGCCCCAGCGTCTTGTCTGGTTGTCCCCTCAATTAATCGTTCGTTGTAATAAACAAAGTTGCGACTTAACCGGGTGAACTTCTGATGCTGAACCAGTTCTAAGTGCTCCATTGCACCAATGAATGCGTGACCCGTACACGAGCCCTCCGATTCTTGATTCTCTACCGGACTACACTTAGGACGTAGATCAACTGTTCGCGGAACATCCACAGGATTAGCAACAGCGAATACTGGAGTCCTTGAGTCATAACTATCTCTCACTCTGCTATATTCTCTACTCATCGTTAGCCCCATAAATAATAATGAACAAAAGAAAAGGGCTACACCTAGTGAAAGATGCAGCCCTATAGTTAAGCTTTTGGTCTAAAACTGGTTCAAGCAGTAGTGCCTTCATTTACCTGAGAAATTACGTCGCTCAAATAAGCAGGATCGTAAGAATACAACTGCTTCCAATATTCTATAGCCTTTGCCTTGTCAGCACGACTAATACCAGCCTTCACCATCTTTTCGTTAAACGACTTCATGACCGGAACCTGAGCAATCGAGGTCACCAGATCATAGCTAACTGTAGTCGCCAGATTAGTAGTTGAGGATACAACCTGTACCTTTTCACTATTGGCCTGGACAGCAAACCCATAGTCCATGTCCCCGCTTTTAGCCACAAACGAAACGAATTCACCCGGTGCTGCTGAGGCCATAGACAACTGAGCTAGGCGTGGTACATCGGGGCGACGGCTGACCGTGGCTTCAACCAGTTCCGACAGATCTTCATGACCGTGACGTGCCAGATATTTGCCACTCTTACCTTCACGTACTTCCCACAGTGACTTGTCTTTATTATCCATCATGATATTCGAGCTCATGACACGATAACTAGCCCGTACTTCTTTTTCATTCAAGACTCGCACTTCTTTGTGAGCACGAATAAAACCAACAGCTACACCAGCCTTAATAATACGGAAACTGTCTTCAACGATAGCTGCTAAATGACTAAACTTGGATCCAACTGATGCACGAATGCTGTCTTTAGTTTGCTGACCCGTAAACGAGACAATAACCTTGGCTAGGGTTGGAGTTTTCATCTCGAAATCGGTAACAGCTACGGTAGACGTTTGAATATAATCGTTGTTCATTTTTAATCCTTATTGCGAAAGGGAGAGTACAGATTGTGAACCTCTAAGGGTTATCATTAAATTGTGGAACGTAGAACTACTATTTAGCGTTGATAATGCCAACCAATTTGTAGTAGCCATTGGTGTTACAGATAAACTGCAGATTTTTAATTTTTGACAGGTCCTTCATCAAATTATGGATTTCTAAGATTCCGCTAGGGTCCCAAGACGTACCTCTGAGGCCCGGAATACTGCTTTTACTAGCCTTCAAATAGATCGATATGACATTATCCGCTTCTTCACCATAACTAACTCCATCAATAATATGGTGCTTGGAGAATTCATGTTTCAAAAGTTCAGCAATTTCTGGATTTGAGGCCTCAAGTTGTGCAAAACCTGGATCGCGACTAATATCTGTTGCCACTAATCTTTGTGCTGCATTAACTTTGATGTTCATTTGCTATCCTTTGATTGTTGATCAAGTTCCTCTTGTGCTTTGGTCCACGCAGCGTCAGGTATATCACCTGACTCAACGTAGTCAGCAATTGCATCAATCACTTTACCTACAAGTTCGTCGTCCAGTTTATCGCTAGTTTCGGCTGTAATCAGTCTTGAAGCAATGCTTAAGGTTAGTGAACTATGGACACCATGTCGACTATTTTTGGTGCCTGGTCCACCTTGACGTTGACGGCGGTCTATTTCTTCGTCGCTTAATGTATCATATTCGTGTTTGGATAGCGGTACCCAATCGCCGTTTTTCCAATATCCATATTTATTTGCTTCAGCTTCTTCATCTGACCACCCTTTCTTTCTAGGCTTATCGTTTCCTAGTTTCTTAATGCTCGATCCAGCACCGACCACACCTTTCTTTACCAGACTATATATTGCCGGTGCACCCAAGTGCTTAACAGCCATGAAAGCTACTAGTCCAACACCACCTGAGGCACCCAGTACACCAGCCATAGCTGCACTGCCTAGGATATTACCGACCATTGATGCAATCTTCTTTACATCGCCTTCCTGCGTCTTACCATTCAATAGTCTGTGAGTTGCACCAATACCCGATAGTAGGCCTCCACCGTCCCTTATAATGCCTCTAATCAACCCTTTCTTCTTAGCCTCAGCTTTAACCTTGGAAGCTGCGGTTTTGCGTTGTGGACTACTTGGTTTCTTATCCTCTGGTGTTATTTTGGGTTTACTGCTTTTAGTAGGTGCTTTAACCGGCACCTTAGACTGGGGTTTTGGTTCAGGACTATCCACTCCTGACTTGTCCTTAGCTTCAGGTTTCCCTTTAGCTTTAGGTTCAGGAGCAGAATTGGGTTCAGGTTTCAACAAATCTTTCTTATTCTGCTCAAATTTCTCTTGTTCGGTTTTGGGTGCGGGTGTGGCTGCGGGTTTCTGCTTCTGAGTTTCGCTTATTGATTTAGGCAACGTCTTCTGATCCCTGGTCACGGTCACCGGCTGATTACGATCAGTGGGTCTAGATTTGGGTTTATTGTCCTCAGATTTTATGTCATCCGCGTACTTGGAACCCGGATGTTCCTCAACGTAGTCTTCTTGTTCTGGTTTTGAGAGCTTATCAAACCATTCTTCATTGAGTTTGTATTCTTTGTCGGGTTGAGGGTTATTGACCTTATAGAATTTATTAGGCTGATTCTTTTTGACTGGCTTTTTAGTCTCTAACGGCTGAGGTCTAGTGCTCTGCATTTGAGCCTGCCCCGTAGGTGCTGCACTAATAGTTTGGGTGCTCAATAATCGAAAAGCAGCGTTGAGTTTCATTGTTGTTCCTGATCATAATTTGGTCCATAACTATTCGGCGCATAATCAAATTTGTAGATAGCTAAGAGACTTCGAAAAGTACATTAATTCTTTACCTTTTCTTAAGCTTGCATGCGCACTATACGCAAGGTCAATTTCATGCCCCGCCCCCGCACTGGCCTTATAGCATTCTTTTATCAAGGGGTGACTGTCATAGGACATAATCCAAGGAAGCTTTAATTTCTTCTGTACCCACGTAGCGAGTCTTCTATGGTCAGCCTCTTTATACGCATCTGTGTATAGACCCGGACCTTTCTCAACGTAAGGAGGGTCTAGATATACTAATGAATTCTTTGGTACTTGTGACTGTATACCAGACATAAAGTCCAAGGCATCTAAATTATAGATACCTATACGGGACTTGAGTTTCCCAATAGTCTGAATTCGTTTTATGAGTCCATCTTTGTTGTAACGAGCATCTAATTTATATGTTCCAGCCTGTTGTTTTCCGCCGATAACACCAGCCTTTAGGATCCCAGATCTGTTCACCCTATTAAGAAAGAATGTAGCAAAACCTAGGTTTAGAAGAGGGGCTTTATTTCTGTTCAACCAAGTCTCACGTTGAAGATACCAAGTGTCCATGGTGCAAGGCACTGTTTCGATAAGAGAGCACAAAGCATCTGGTTTACGAATACAGCTATACCAAAATGCATAAATCGCTCTATCGTAGTCGTTGAGATGAATCGCGCTAACTGAATCAGTCAGCAATAAGCCTAGTGCTAATCCGGCTCCGCCACAGAAAGGTTCTATGTAGTGCCCGCTCTTTAACTTATTGTTGGCTATTAGTTTTTGAAAATACGGGAGTAGTTGAGACTTCCCACCGGGGTATCTTAAAGGTGTGTAATTAGTAATTTTCTTTCCTAGATTAGTCCACAACATAGTTGGTTTACTGCATTCAAGTCGAAGCACTGAGCACTAAACTATATTTACTATGTTGTGGAATAAGTCTAACAAAACATTTTACACATCTTGAACGTAATCGAAGCTCCAACCGATCTGTAGTGTAATCAGATTAGAGGCTCCACCGTCAAGCTCCACCTCGTTCACGGTCTCCGGCCACATACCGTAAACGTTAATAGTTCTACTAACTTGGGGTAAATCGTTATATACGACTATCTGACCATTTACGCCATATGAAGACTTAAAAGTACCGCTATTATTAAGCCATGAACGGGCGCTTTCAGACCAAGCATAAAACTGAGCACGTGTACTCCAGTCAGAGGCTTCCATGAAAGTTGAATTAAAACTTCCCGTGTAAGTCTTCATGCCCGCATAGTTAAGTTTTGTTCCGTGCAAAGGAACTACAACTTTATCCATTGCAAAGCCAGGAAGGCCAGTGGTCATACATTTCCAGGTTAAGGCCTGTGTAGAACTAGAGCCTGGAATAGCTGGTAAAAAAAGATCAAAATTCCAAGACTGAGCTGGGTCGGCAACCGCTTGTACATCTGCTAAACTCGAACGTCCCATAATACACCTCTAGGTTTAATGATTAATGACTAGTGACTAGTGACTAGTGACTAGTGACTAGTGATTGATGATTAAAATAACAATAGGTTGATCAATCAAATCAACCCAAAATTTGAATAACTGGATCCCAACCCTCTCTTAATTCTCGGACTCTGATCAAGCAGTCTTTACCTTTAAATAGATAAGAATTAGGTGGCTCCCCATGGGGTATAGGCTGGGCCTTGAAATCAAGCATTTGAACGGCCTTTAAAAGCTTCGCGAAATCGCAGTGACAACCTAAGCTAAAGTCCGCTTGGTTCAGGTGCACTCTTAGACCATGCATTTTCAATAACTGATTTAAGGCTATTGCTTTAACTCCACGGGTGCCTATGTCCGCTACATGCTGTGGATTCTGGCCCTTGAGCTGGTACTTAGGTTCTTCATGATAAGTAGCTAGTAATCGATGCCAGGCCTTAGACTTGATAACGACGCCTAGTCGTGGATTAACTGGAATTAAATTTTCCATAAGTGTCTCAGCCCAATGGTTGTTGACCCATGTTAAAGAGTCGAGGATCAGCATCACTTAAGACCTCGTGTTCTAAGACCTGCTCTCTAGTCATATTGGCTTCTTGATCCTCGTTCAAAACACCGGGCAACGATTCGTACATAAAGCCATCTGATTTAGAAGTCGATGGCGGACCGGCCTCTAATTGTTTTTGACCTTTCTTTTGCTTAGCATAGCTTTGGTTATCACCTTCTTCGCCAATCATTTGATAGCCGTCAAATAAGCCTGGCATCCCATCTGTATCCACAGTCGAATTAGCAATCCTAGGTTTAACTTTAGATTTAACTTTAGATTTAAGTTTAAGTTCGGCCCTAGCTACTGGACGCTGCTTAGTATTAGGTCTACGCGTGGACTCTTCTAGTGCAGCGTTCTCCATGTCCATTGTTAGGGGGTCGTCCTCAGCACCGGATTCAATACGAAACAAACGTAATGCAGCCTTAATCTTAAGATAGGCCTGGGCGTGGGCGTACTGAGCATCAGTTTGTTGGGTCGTCGGATTCTTGCTCACTGGTGTAGAACTAGCTGTAGTGTCCGTGCCCGTGTCTTTAACTGCTGTTTTATCCATAGCTGATTTAGGGCTAGTGCTAGTGCTTTCTTTGTTCTCAGTCGTTTCCCTGGTATCTTGCTGATGCTCTAACTGCTTTTCGTTCTGGGACTTGAAATCTGTAGCTGGTGCTATTACGTCTGAATTCGACTCAGCAACTAGTCTGAATGCTGCCCTTACCTCGGTTTTAATTTGCATCTTAACCGCCTGTATGTTTACGTGCTTAGTGTTTGTACTGTGGTGTGTTATAGTAAATAGAGGGTATAACGAACGTCAGGGCCATCATGTACAATCCAAATTACAATAATATAAAACCGGGGCACCTGAAATGGTGGGTAACCGTTGATCAAGTGCCTGAGAAAGTTTTCAAGGACGTAGAGAAATTAACTGGAAAATTCAAGATCGAGGACTGGACGGCTAAAGATGATGACGCGTTAAAGACCCAAATTTTGAAGTTCAAGTCTAGCAAGCAAATTACGCATTGGTTGCCTGCAGCCTTCTATGAACTAAAATTGACCAATCCTCGTCTTTGGAATAAATTCTGGTATTTAAATAGAGGCTATCTTCTCATCTTGGAACTAATGCTAAATGACCAAGCCAAGACCGTAAATGCTAGCGAATGCTTGGTAAAGAAGTCGAAGATGACACCTGAGTTAAAAACATTCTTTGCCCGAACCTGCATTCAAGGAAGTCCAGAAACGCAAACAGTGATATCTCTTGTTCAGGGCTCTGCTGTTGTAGCCGCATTAGCCTTTAAAAAATTAACTGAAAACGGTGGCTACGAATTACTAGCCTATGGATCATCACTACGTATTCAAGGACTGGTACCGAAACTTAAAGAGGCCCTGTTGAAACTGACGGACGCCAAGTACATAATTTCGTTTAGCGTCAACTCAACTTCAACAGGGAGTCTGCAAAAAGCATTAGGTTTTACCAAACTAAAAGACGTGGGTCCCGAAACAAAAGTTTGGTACGGTCCTAATCTAGTAGGTTCTAAAACTGGAGACTATGAAGTAGGACTACCCTCATTTGTTGACGCAGGTAAAACCAAGTGGAAGCTAGAGTTTTAAAAGTAGGGTGGGTAGGGTACCCTACCCACCCTACTTTGGCACCAACAATCATTGAGGAGTAACTTGCGAGAGCGCTTCTGTAAAGGATACACCCTGTTGACTAATAACTACTTGGAGGTTAATAATATGCGTTGGCACCAGCGGAATTACGATCACCGTCACATTTCTAATTCCAGAATTAAAATCCTGAGCCGTATTATTCGAGTTGTCACTAACAACAGTGAAACTAGAAATACCCCGAGCATTCTGAATAGATTGCAAGTAATCAGTACACGAGGCTACGATCTGACGGCCTAGAAAATCATCATTAGGTTCCTGCAGGGCGTATAGCAAGAAGTTATACAACGCTGTCTTCATCACGTTGACGATTCGCCGTACACTAACCCATGACAGGGCACTAAATTGAGCAGCTAATGTTTGTTGTTCCCACAGAGCCGTACCTTGACCGATGAATGTTTGCGTGTAATTAATCTGCGCATCAAACAGGTCATCCATCTGTCCAGCATCATAGGTGTAACGGGTACCCAATACATTGACGATACCTCGGTTTAAGCCCGCGATACTGAAAGATGGATTGGCCACGCGGTCTGTACGTGCACACAGGGCTGCAGCCCAACCAGAGAACGGCACATACTGTTGCTTGCCATTAATCGTATCTGCTTCCAACATATCGGGGCTAAAGATCGCGCTGTACGTTGAATTAAGATTAAGCTGCAGATTCCTATAGTTCAAGGCATTCTGGAACTGCTGGCTAGCACTTGGCATATCAATTAAAGATACACAATCACCACGAGATTGAGCCAGTGTATCCATTGCTAGTTGAACGGTGGGCGTCGAGTTACCCGAGTTCAGCAATATATTGATCGAATACAATTGTTTATTCTGGAACGTCGACCACGCAGCTGCTACGTCATACGGTGTAGGAGCTGTTCCCGAGTCACCGCCAGCCATTGCAGTGGAAGCCACGCTATCAATAGGCGGCAAGTCAACAGGATAGCCAGGAAGCGCCGGTACATTGGATGTCACTTGAATATACTGAGAGAACGGGTTAATCCGCTGCTCCAATTCGGTCTCCATACCCGTGCTATCCGTGTAATCAATTAAAGAGCAGTTGAACTGTTCCACAGGGTAATTCAGACTCTGGCTCAAACTATAAACGTTTAGGCCGAAAGTGGGGCTGGGTGCTGCAACATTGGCCGGACTGGTAATAGGCAGAATCGCAGGATTGGGGATCAGTGCCCCTGTATCGATGAAGCTCGATGTACCCTGCCCAATCGTTGCCATAAGCCCGTAGGTGCCCCCAGTAACCCGCCCATACAGGTTATAACCGATGGCATTGGGGTCAATCACCCAGGTTACGGTCACCGTATTCGTCACACCCATACCACTAATAATGATCTGGGCAGGAGCTGAGGCCAGGGTCTCACCTGCGGGACCCAAGCTAGAGACCTGGTACTGGTAGGTACCGGCTACTAGGGTGCCGCCTGTCAGGGCTGAGGCTAAGGTAGGTTCGGCTGGTTGCTGAAGATTAGAGCTAACAATCGAGATTGCTAGGTTATCCCCGTAGCTTCCGGGTCCCAAATTCGGGTAGAACAGAGCCAGTGCTTCGTTAGTAGAACCTACAGGCAGAATAGCTGCCCAATCGGGTTGGGTAGGATCGACAATACCTGCTGCAATTGGCGTCAAATAGGTTAAGACGCCATCGCTCCACATGAGAACTGATGAGTAAAGTGCACCTTCACCAACAACTCTAAGGCCCCAGAGTTGATTACCTTCACTGAAATAATCTAAGGCGCAGTAGACGTCGAAACTGATCTGCGCATTTGGATTACCATACTGGCTCAAATAGTTCTGACCATTGGTGAATAGTTTAGGACTAGTCGATCCTTGGTTGGATACTATAACTTGGGCTACTACGGATGTTGAGGCCGAGGTAATAACTTGAGAGAGATTAATTTCCTGGATTATTACCTTACTCGACTGCTGTGCTGAGATGGTCATTATGCGTTCTCCGTTTTCGTGGGCGTTGCACTAGCGGAGGACTGAGCTGCACTAGAGGCCGTAGTTGCTACAACAGTCGCGGGAATTGGAACTGGAACTGGAGCTGTCACCGTCTTTGATTGAGCCATAGTCCGGGGCTTTGAAGAATTGGTCTTGACCGGAGGCTTACTATTAGAAGTGCTAACCGTTGTTGGCGTGAACGATTTCACCGTATTCGGATGCAGGGCTTCCCAGTTAGGATCAACAACAAATCCTGCAGGTAGATCAACACGTCCCTTAGGACTAATACGGGCACCGCCTTTGATTCCTGACGAATTAATCGTGTCCGGAAACTGACTTACTTTAGTTAAGTTAACGACTCTCATTACTGCTCCTCTGTAGGGAAGGCGAAGAACTGCGAGCTAACAATTTGGCTGTTCACGCCTCCGATTTGTGCATTCACATTGATTTGATTCGTCTTGCCCATTTTTGCAGTGTAGGGTTCACTGATATAGCCGTGGATAGTGGCTAGTACAGTAATTTCGTATTTCGTTTCTTGCTCTACGATATTTTCACGCTGAGGAATATTGATTGACTCAGCTAGCGTCAGGCCTATGCCGAATTGTTTCAAGCCATAGTCCACACTGAACTTTAAATAGCCTGCTCTTCTGGCTAGGAGCCATCGTCGGACAAATGCCCTAACCGATCCTTGCTCTATAGAATCAAATTTGTTGGTTACGTAGGTCACTTCGATGTCGAAATTAGTGGGTTGAATCCGCGCCATTTGAATTGTGTCGTCAGATCTCACACCAATCCTAATTCCCCTACGTACCCATTGATGAGGGTTATAACTTTCGTTGTTGACGCTAGTCGTCTGGATCACAAAATAAGCATAGGGATAAGTCAGCGTCTTTCCCTGACCGAATAGCGCATCTAGGACCTTCGTCTTATCGTTCTGGTTAATGAACGCACATTTAGCACAACCGAATACTTGCTGGAATCGTTGAGCAAATCCCTCCATCACAAACATGTCCAGGGGTTGTACTGAAGGATCACTCATAAGCAACTCCTTTGTGTAGTACTAAAACTAAAACTAAAAGAAAAAGGGCACGGCGGTTCGAATCACCGGCGTGCCCTTCTTTGTTGAAACTTTTGACTATGGATTATTACTTTTTCTTGGTAGGAATCAATTCAGCCAAGGCTTTAGCAAACAGAGCTTTAGCCAATGCCTCTTTATCATCCGTCTTATCCTCGTCCTCAACAGCCTCGTCTTCTACTTCTTCAGGCTCGCCTTCGGGTTCGGCTTCAGCCTCAACCTCTTTACCCTCTTCGTCTTGGTCACCAACCAGATGATCCAGAGCTTTTTCTTCAGCCGCTTTTACCTTAACTTTCTTGGCATTAGCCGTAGCCTCTACCTTGGCTGTGTAGGCCTGAGCATTATTATGCTCAAGAATAGCGATAGCCGACTGCACGTCCGGTTGGCTAAGAGCTTTAGCAAAAAGAGCTGCTGCCGTTTTAGGCTTGCCCTTTGATGCTTGCTCCATGGCCAATACCACGTAGTCCAAGGACTTGTTGTAAGTCTTCATGATTCATTCCTTTTGAATTCGGTAATTGTAAGGTTCGACGTATTTTGAGCACTAAATCAACAACTTTAAATTGAGCAAGCGTGTAATCTCATTTTTAGTCCAGAACTTTTCAGTGGGGTAAAACATCCCATCGATATGAACATAAGTCTTGTACTCGGCAAAATGCAGACTTGCAGCTTCCGCTTTAGCACGGTTCTCTATCAGAGCTTCTTCTTTGGGCATCCAGTGATAATCTCTTAACCCTAGAGACGACAAATCTTTAATCTCTATATAAGTATCTCCAACCTTAAAATCTGGAGAATACTTAGCCATTCTATTTAGTCTTGGATTAAAATAATCTACTGATTCCTTGGGTTCATATACTATGTCGTCAACGGGAGTAGCCCTGTGTTTAACTAAATGCTCAACAAAGGCTTTCTCGATCAACGACCTAGTATTGAAATCCTTACCATTAATTCTGAACTTAAACCATATGTGATTTGGGTGGCAGATAGGACATATTCCAATAGTTTTTAGCTTGAAGAGAGTTTCAGGTTGATGACTTACCTTATGCCCACATTTAATATATTGATGCAAGATCGGAGTCTTCGTACCTTTATACTTCTCTATGACACGTATGTTATTACTACGTTCTGTCACTTCAGCTACATAAACATCATTCGGTTTCTTAACCCAAGGTCTACACTTGGAGCACGGATCTATGCACATATTGAAACAAGACAATCGCATGTCGAACACAAAACCGCAGTTATGCTTGTAGGTGAAAACAGTGCTATCTTTACTGCCTTCACCTTCTGTAATTTTTATGCATTTGTAGTCACCTTTACCTGCACTTTTTAGATGTTCGGTATAAGTTTTAGGCGTTCTCTTAACTTTGTAGAACTGCCGTTTATGAGTACATCTACATGCGTGTCCCATCTTACTGTGCTTGCATTCAACAATCCGCAACTCATTACAAGCATTACATTTAACCTCAAACTTGCGGTCACCCAAGACCCTGAGCAACTTATAGTTAAACGTTACTGAATACTTGTGAGCATAGTCCTCAGGACTAAGTGGTTTAGGTCCAGTCTTTGCCATTATTCTGTCCAATAATATTTAATTTGATGAGGTAGATTAGTCCGGACAGGAACCAATCAGGGCCGCTAAACCTTTTCCCTCAAACTCGTTCAAGCTTCTGATAGAGAACCGCGCTAAACACGGAGTCTTAAGGCTTATTGTTGATTAAACGTTGGTGCCTACACACGTAAACCTTTCGCGACGGATCTGCTGTTGGCGATAGACACGGCCAAACTTTCATACATCACCCATCCGCGACCCGGAATACGCTCAATAGAAATGTCGATAGGTTGCGATTGCAGGCCACCACGATCCGAGTAAGCACCGTGATTCAATGCATCGGCAATGACGAAGAACTCACCTTGGTTCAACACCTTATGTTCCGGATGACGATAAGCGTCCGAAGTAATCGTGCAACCATACATCACACCCAGTTCACCGGTCAGCAACAACTCGTGACGTGCAACCGGATCAATGGCGGCAAAGAAATCCGAATTACCGATGATGTCCTGATAGATATCGGTAGCGATCAGGACATGCGGTGCTTTCAGGCCCCAGCGCGTAACGTTCGTCATTACTTGAGCGAACGTGTAGGGCGTAAGCTGACCTGAGATAATCGACAGCGGATTATCAATACCTACGATCTGATTCACCTGGTTGTACCACAAGCGATCTTCACCCACCATGATTGCTTCGGTTGCTTCAACATACTTCTCTTGCAGAACGTCGCCAGCTGATTGGTTCAACTCGTTCATCGGAATAAACGGACGAGTAACGACTTGCATTTCCGGCGGTGTAAACCATTTATCGCGAGTGATCTGCGACTGAATCTTGGTGGGGCTAGTCGAGTACACAGCCGTTACGTTTTTAGTACGCAAGGGGAACCGTGGGATAGCGCCTTGCTCGACGGTAATCTTCGTCAAGTACTTGCGCATAAAACCCTGACGATTTGCCGTGATATACAAAGAATCGCTAATCTTTTCACCCAAGACACGATGGGCTTCTTTGTCGTTGAACGCTGCTTGCACTAGTTCGCGACTAAGCTTGACTTGTTGCTCTGCGCTAGCAAATACACCATCAGCAGCCAAGGAACCATTCGAGGATGCAGCCAAGAACTTTTGTTGGCGGTTAATAAGGTCACGTTTATCCGATGCATTAATTTCACCGTTACGACCAATTGCACGCTCACCTTCTTGCATGCCGTCGAAACGATACTCGGATGCTGCCACCATTGGCGTCTTCGACGCCCGAACCTGAACTTTTGTACGCATCTTAATACTCCGTTATTTTGTTTAAGTTAGGACCACTAATTAAATGATTAACCTTAGTGATCCTAAATTTGTTCTTAACTAGTTATCAATTCGAGGCCGAGAACTCAATACCCAACCACGGATAGTCTTGACCCGGAACAGCAATAACCGAACCAGGAATACCCACATTCGGGCCAGCAGTAGTGTTAGCCAAAGTAACTTGACCACTCGCACCCAAGGCCAATTGCGTAGCAGTAGTCGAACCCGCAGCAGCCCAGTTTTGCGAAGCATCGAATTCCGAGGTGAAGATGACACCGCGAGTAGCAACGCCGATTTGACCCACGTAGGCACCGCTGTAACCACCCGGTTGAACATCACCAAACAAGGCCCGTTCTTGAACAATGGTCAGGCTGTACTTGTAGGTAACGTTCACCGTGTCACCAGCGGTCAGGCCCGTGACCTGATTACCAACAACCGTCGGGCTAGTAACCGGAGCATTAGCCGTAACGTCGAATACGAAAACCTGACCAGAAACCGGCGTCAGGCTCAACGTAATTGCCCCCGTCGACGGAACCAGGAATTGTTCTACTTTGTTGTAATACGATTCAGGGAAAGGCAAGGCCGAGGTACCGGCAACAACGAACCCTTGGAAAATATCAGATGCGGTACCCGTCGATACCAAAACACCGGCCGAAGTATTACCTTGAGTACGAACCAAGGCCTGGCCTTCAGCCAAAAAGATTGCGCCGGGTGCAGTCAGCATCTCGGTCGAATCGGAGAGTCGAGTTCCTGGAAAATACAAGCTCATGATGTGAAACTCCTGTTTGGAATTTGTAAATAATTAGGCAGCGGGAACTATAAAACTTGAAGTGTTAATTAAGTTCCCGTCACCATTAAATTAAGGATTGTGTGAACTTAGACTTAGGATTAAGCAAAAGGCAAAGGAGCTTTACCCGAAAGCACGGCCGCAGCATTTACCGAATAACCGGTTGAGCTTGCCTTTACTTCGTTGATACGGCGATGAATCGGTCCACGCAACAGCGCTGCTTGAACCGTGTTGGGGGCCTGTTCTTCTGCAAATTCATCGTTGAACTCGTCATCAGAATCACCAGCAGCGAATTCCGATTGAAAATCCGGGCTAGCCGAGTCACCGAACAAGTCTTCTTCGTCATCAGTGCTGGTGCCTGCTTCATCGCTAGTCATGTCCAAGGCAGATGCAAATGCATTACGTTGAACTTCAGGCAAGCCCGAAAGTTTGTTAGCAACAGTGAGAATCGATTTAGCGTAATCCACACCGTAGCTAGCAAATACCCGACGAACTAACGACACGCCACCGCGAACACCTGCAGCCTGCAATTCTTCTTCTAGGGCTGCACGCAGTTCATTGCGCGTATCCTTGAAGTACTGTTTGTTGATGCCAACAGCAGCAATTGCCAAGCATTGATTCAGGGCATCGTTAGAAACTTGATTAGAACGACGAACGGCAGCTGTCAATTTAGCGGCTTTAGCCTCAACACGTTTGTTCAGTACTTCTTGAGAACCTACGTTGACGGTGGCCAGTACAAATCCCATCTTTTTCAAGCCCGCACGCAAGCCATGTTTTTGCATCTCAACTTCAGTTACTTCCTGGAATTGATCCGACAAATACATGTCGCCATGACCCGCTTTTACAGCTACTTTTTTGCCCAGAGATGCAACAATACGATTAGCTTTAATTGCGTGAACTCGGGTCCCCACAGTAGCGAATACAACGTCGTCGCCTTCATCATCCGTACCATCTACGTCCAACAAGGCTACGTTGTCTGCTTTATCAGCAACGGGTGCAACTTCAAGCTCATCCGAATCTTCAGTGTCCGTGTCCGTGTCGTCTTCGTCGTCAAACTCCGAATTAACTTCTTCGGCGTCACCGGCGTCCCAGTTATCATCAACTTCCAACAGCGATTGAGGATTGTCACCGTCTTTCAATTCGACTTCCTCGTTATCGAAATCGGCATCGACTTCATCTGCTTCCTCCGTATCATCCGAATCTTCAGTGTCAGTGTCTGCATCTGAGCCAACCGTCAAATAACCGGCAGCAGGATCAACTGCATTCGGAAGATTAGTGGTTGCTTGCTGGCCCGGTACATTCGGATCGTTGTCAGCCTTAACTTTATTGGCTTTCAAGGTTCCAGAATCAGGACCACCGGCTTTAAAATTAGCATCAGCATCGGGACCTTTAACCGTATCTAGATCAACTTCATCAGCTGCATCATCAGCGTCCAATCTGGCTTGCGCAGGATGTTTCTTGGGCGAAACCTTCGACAGAGGAACTGGTTTAGTTTTACCCGGCTTAGCCGCTGCCGTGGTTCGACCCCCGTTGTTCATCTTCGATTTCTTGTTGTATTCTTCGTTGTTATTGAAGTGTGTAGAACCGCCTTCGTCGTCCTCCGGATCAGTCAGAGTTTCCGGCACTTGATGGTTCAAAGCCTGTTGACCATTATCGTCAGCGGGCTTCGTCGTGTTATTTGGAAAATGCGTGCTGGTGCTAGACTGGGCTTCAGCTTCGACTTTCCGCTTGGTACCGATGGTCATAGTGTTCCTCGCTCAAAAGTTAATATGTAGGGATTACAATGACGCGCGTCCTAATAATCTCACATACAGTAAAATTAACGTATGTGCGGAATTAAGAATCGGAATTTGAATTACAAATGCTGGGGATTGATAACTGGATTTTAAATTTAATTAATAACTACGAATAATTATTAATTAAGCTGTAGGACGAATGTGGGTGCCGAGTATTTATAATTAAATACTGGAAATTGAAGAGTGAGGAGTGAAGAGTTAATAACGCATTGAGGACAAAAAGAAAGCCACCGATTTCATTTAAGAAAAGGGTGGCTTTTATACTGCTAATTAAAACTATAAAAACTGCTGAGGTTTTGAACTTCCAGGGACATCTAAATCTGCTTTTACTTCTGACGTCCAAGGATACTCAACCCAATCTGAAAGGGCTGACGCCCAAGCTGGATCCCGAACAATGGAACACTCTATCGGACTTATTCCGTGAGCATTCAAAAATGCTAAATGCGATGAGCCATCATAATCTTGATAGCGTTTCCAATTGACGTTGTCCGTACCTGAAGTATGTGAGCAACGTCTGTCCTTAGAGCAAACGGTTCCGCAATAACCGCAGGTAAAACTATCGACTAGAGCACCCATAGAATAAGTATTAATTGTTCCATCTAAAACCTGTTGAGCAATGTCCGGATACTTATTTTTATCAATGCCTAAAAGACCCATCACTTTCCACAGTTTTCCATTCCCATAACCCTGGACTTTATTGAAAGATGCGTCAAAGATAACTCCATGTGCCGTGGAGCAGTCCTCATTGGAATGTTCCTCATGGATCGGGCAACCTACCCAGGCCTTATAAGACAATCTGTTTATTGGTGGTGGTTGAAATCTTACTAATTCGGAACGCGGAAATGCAATGCCGTTTCGATTAGGAAGATCGGATGGACATATAATAGTCCGGACCAATATGTAGTCTTCAATACGGGGCGAAATTTTGTAGACCGGAGCACAGAAGGGTAGCCATGTTGCGTAATCCAGTTCACTAATTCGCGCCATTTCTTTTTCAGCTTCAAACGTTTCGATTGATCGCTGAAGGTTATCTACTGAGTTGGTTTCTAACGTGCGTTCTAGAGGCACAGTATCGGCTGTAACTTGATGCTGGTATTTAGCAACACTAAGCTTTTGGTGGGCACTGACACTGACACTGGCACGGGCACTCAGAAATGATTTTGGTACCTGAAGGTTAGCCATATAGACCTCAATGAGATACTACGTAGAACTCACCAGCTTCAGTCCACGTAACCCGAATACACGAGAATAAATTAATTGTTGGTTGAACAATCGTATCTGCAGGAACCGTCAGCGTGTTAGCCCATTTAACGGAGGCCTGGACCGCTGGATCAGGATTGGCAGCTAATCCCGCGTTCTGCAAGGTGAAGTCCACGGTACAGCCACCAGTCGATTGAAAAGCGTAACCCTGAAACAATTTATTATTTGAAGTACAGGACGCGGCCGTGAAATAAGCTACGTCTCCGGCCTTGCCAACAGCGCCAACCCAACTAATAATTCCGTCAGGTTGGTTGCTGATGCCAATACCATCGGCTCCACCTTTGAAATAGGCTGACCGATTGCTAATTACTTTGGCAACCATGATTCATCCTTTGACTTAGGGTTGTGGCGTAACTTCGGGTTCGATTGTTTGTGTTGATTGTTCTACAACCGGAATACTTTCTGTAGCTGGTGCTGCAACTTCAGTTACTGCCTCTGGCGTAGGTTCAGCAACAGTCTCAATCACTGGCGTCTGCTCTACAGCCGGTGCAACAACTTCGGTAACTACAGGTTCAGCAACGGGTGCTGAATCCGTAATAGTTGATGCCTCAACAGCAGGGACTGGAGTTACCGGCGCTGCCGCAGGAGCCTCAACTTTAGGACCAGCAACTTGTGCACCAGCAGTAGTTTCTGCCTGCGGGTGGCCTGGAAAATCCTTGGTGATTGTCGAGGGATAAGCCAGACCATATTGAACCTGTTTCTTGGAAAGCCCAAGATGCAAATAAGCCCAGTCATAGAGTTCAAGCATATCTTTGTGCGCCAATTCCGCGCCCTCGGTAACCACGTGACCAGCCTCAGTCAATGCTGCTTTAATTTTTGAGATATTGAAACTCATGTATAGCTCCTAGGTGAAGAATGGATTCATGAACAGCGCTACAATTAAATTGTGTTGTTTTCAGTTTGGCGAAATTTCAATTTTCGTAACTTATTGAATTCTCTGGACAGCGATTTAGCATTAGTTATGGTCATACCTAGGGCCACTATTTTACGCACGACGTCCCGCACTTCTTTTACTGAGCCGTAAAATGACATGGTGGACTCGCTCTTGTGCCATTCATAGGTTGGTCGTTTAAATCGCATAGCAGCCTTCGTACCTGCTTGGCCTACTGCCGGTAATACCAAGTAAGGTACGCCGTTCTGGATCATCGGATAAGGCTTGTAAACGTGTTTATCGTTATTCGGTTTGTGCTGCAATTGATAGAAATTCACCGTCTTTGATTTAGATAAAGCTTTGACCACGGATTCATGGTCAGAAACTTCTTCCTCGACTAAAAGATGCAACATAGCTTGGAGGGATTCCCGCACACCGTTTTTGTAGACCGACGGATCAGGAGTCAGCCCCTTCTGACGCCAGAGTTTGAATTGATTTCTTAGGGCCGCAGCATTCTTGACCTCAGAATAATAAAAGTCAGACATGGGTCGCAAGCCACACTTAGTCAACAATTGAATTGCAGCCTGACTACTATTGGTCATCACGTAGTCAATGCCCAAGAAGCCATTGGCAACCACGAATTCTAGGCGAATAGTGGTGTCGGCTTTACGCTGGCGCTCACGGACTTTGTACTCGCGAACTTTGATCTTGGTCTCTTGCTTCTTAATTTTTGCTGCTAATCCTTTGGAAGGCTTCCAAGATGTAGCCAAGGTGTTAATCGAACGAGTGACAGGAAAATCGCCAACTAAAGTCAATAATTGTTCTCTAGTGTCGTGGGCCACTGAATCAGGAGCAAGCAAGAACACTTGAGACTTGTGGGTCTGCACGGAATAGCTGTTGAGCAGATCAATCGTAATCAGCGCATTGTTAGGAGCACATTTCGAAATATAGCCGTTGCCATATTCCGTGTGGACTAGTCTGTGTTTGAGTTCCTGTGCTTTCTGTTTGCGTTCAATCGAGACCTGATCGCTACCCGAGTCATCAGAGAATTCATTCTCGTCATCGTCATCGGAGTCTGAGTCAATATTGGTATTCAGATTGAGGAATTCGTCAATACGAATAAGACCTAGAGCTTCGGCCCCAAACAAATTCATCCCCGGAGTATAGACCGTGCTAGTCAGTAACTTGGTATCTGCGGGTGCCTCAGCAACAGGAATTAATTCTAGAGCTGGGGCCTTGCCATACTTAGCGATGTAGTCCTCTTTGTACTGACGGTAGTCCTCATCACGTACCTTCACATAAACAGCTTGTGCCTTTGCATAGTCCAATAGTCCTGGATTATCTGGGCCTAGGGCCACCCAACTATTGAACTCGATAATTGAGTCAATAGTCATGCTGATAGTTGGTACATCAGGAATAGTGGAATACTCAGCGTTGTCCGCGTTCTCAAACTTAGCAGCTGCAATTACCTTCGAAATTAAGCGTGCGCTTTTCGTGATGTCAATCGTGCGATCAGCAACCACAGTGTCAAAGAAGATTTCTTTGCGGAATTCTTCTTTCTTGAGTTCCGGTCTATCGATACGAGAATTACCTTGTTCCAATGTACCTGGGTTCCACGGACTTTCACATCTGATCAATCGGTCTGAATGCTGAAAATTGAGACCTTCATTCATGGACGCCTCTACACCCGCCATCCATCGAATGGTCTTAATCTTTTCGTACTTAGCGCCATCCTCGATCTTACGATGAGCCTTATATAGTATTCCGCACTCTTTTAATTCTGGGCCTGCCAGTTCATAGATTTCTTCAGCAGAAATAATGTTGTTGGTGAAGATCAGGACCTTGCCGGGAAAAGGTCCGTATTGGACTTTCTCGCCAGTATCAGGGTCCGTAATTAAGCCACCGAAAATATGCAAGCGTACACGTTCAAGAATAGCTAGAACCTTAGGGCTAATTGCATCTTCACCCTGTAGTTGATCAGGTGCGATCTTTCCCGGCGCAATGATGAATTGTTCTAGAGTTGCTAGATAAGGCATGATCGCAGTCTCTGTCAACTCACCTGAGTCTTCGTCTACTGGATTATCGTAGTCAAAGTCCTCAGGTGCCTCGCCCTCGACGTCTTGGGCAAAGAATTTACGCAAGGCCAGCGCCTTTTTCCTTGAACCCTTGATCGAGTCCTCTTGCATTTTCTTTAGTGCGCCAGCCAGCAAATCGTTGTATACGCTCTGCTGATTAGGTGTCAGAGTCACACCACCAATCCATTCGCGCTTGGACGGCAATAATGCAGCCCACTCCTTGCGCATAGCCCTGGCCTCTACAATCCGGGATCTGATTTTAAGCATGATCTGGACCTGGGCACCAGGCTTCCATTCAACTACACGGTCACTTTTGACGATCAAGCCATAAGTATTATTGAAGTTCTCACGTGATCCAAAAAGCGTTGGGTCCAGAGCCATAATTTGGAGGGCTAAATCCGATGGCGAATCGTGAACCATGGTTCCGGACGCCAGTCGTTTCTTTGGAATGTCTGTGATCAACATCATGGCTGCACGTGTACGCGCCGTATTATTCTTGACGCGATGGGCCTCGTCTAAGGCTGAATAACCGAAGTCGAATTGACGCAAGAAATCAATGACAGGAAATACCTGGATCGGGGTCGTTCCGTAATTAATTATTCGATTGAAACCCTTGGGCACGTAGCTCAGGGTGTCATAGGCAACAAACACCACGGTGTTACGTGGTGCCTGCTCAAACAGGGTCTGCAGACGTGCGAATCCCAACTGGCGTATGGCAGAATTGGTGATAGCCAATACGTTCAGTTGTCCGTTAGTAAAGTACGCAACTTCTTTTACGTAGTTCGATACCAAATGACCTGGGCACAAAACAATGTAAGGATCATTTGAATTTTCTTTAATTTCGTACAATATGTCGGTGATAAGAAGTAAACTTTTTCCACCCCCTGCTTGTACGGGTAGAATTGCTAGGTCAGGACTGTCCTTCAGTAAATTGCGTACTTTCTTTTGATGCGGCAAGAACCCAATATTCGGAGCCAGCAACGGAATAGCTGGAATTTCCCAATCAGGATCAACACCCTGATTAATTGCTGCATACCGATTGGCCTCATCATTGGTGCGTACCCATTCCATCCGTGATGCATATTTAGCAATCAGGGTTAGCCAGGGCAGCATTTCAGTAACAGAGGCTACACTCCATTTCGTGTACACGGCCTCCAGGTTTTCATTGATAGCTGTTTCAAGGATAGCGAAATACCGGGCCAATGATCTGAATGGCCCGAAACCTGTTTCGCTTATTTCGGAAAACTTAATTGATGATCGATCTTCATATCTTTGATGAAGTACCACAGATGCTTTAAACCAGTCTTGTGGACCGGCCGCACTATCAAATGTATGTTGAAGCTGCGGCTCTAGGGCTAGGCCCTCAAAATCCGAATCTTGAATGCATGAACGAAAGAAATTGGGATCAATGCCTGCGCTCTTGCCCATGCGAGCAAACCAGTCTACTTTTTCTGACGTAATAAACCGGTTGTCCAACAGTTCACGGATGTGCGAAATATCTGCCTTGCGATGACGTGTTAGGTCCTCAACATGCAAGTTTCCCTGAGTGTTGGTGTACGAAAATTTGTTGTTCACCCAGTCAAGGGCCACCACCATGTTATGTGGGAGTTGCGTCCTAGCGTCAGTTTGTGAGCCTAATTCTAGGTTAGCTGAGGCTAGAGTAGATAAAGCAAAACAATCGTTGTGAGTCCCGGCCTGTGCATAGCGATCTTCATAAACAATTGCGTTATTTCGATCTACTGTTAGAGGAATAAATTCGGGTTCGCCAACAGGTGAAATAGAAATATTGTACTTATTTGTACGAGCGGATTCAACGTGATCTGGAGGCAAGCCAAACACGATTTTCGAAATCGGAAACGAAGCAGTGCTAGGCAGTCCTCGTTCGCCAAAGCCTGAACCTACCCAGTGCAGAATCAATGGATAGATATCGATGTCACGAATCTGAGACCACTCGGTGGTCGTTAGTTGTTCGGCCTCGTCCTTAGCTATTTTGAAGTCCGCAAAAATGATGTACAGATGTCCTCTAACTTGGACTTTTAATTCTAAGAAGCAATTGAGCAACGCCTGTTTAGTTGTGGCCTTGATGTCTTTCAGGTTAGCGATAACAGTAGCTGCCGGGACACTTCTTGTGGACACAAAAGAAAGGGATTCGTCACCCAAAAGTTCAGCAAATTCTTTGTACTCTTGAACCTGCTGCATGTTGGCTTCTGGACCATGCGTTTTCTCACCCAGAAACCAGTCTTTCAAGAAGGCTAATGGCGCACCCCACGTGTCCTTGCTAAAAGATGCCAGCGGCAATGACACCTCGTAATGAGGAATATGTGCATCGTCTACTTTGTTGATTGATAAATAGGTCTTCGGATTTATTTTTCTTAATTTTTCGGCCAACAATCGACTGGAGCCACGGCGTGGGTCTGCAACAATCGAAGGAAAGAAGGTTGACGCCCACAAAGTAGTCAGAAAGAAAGACGGACTCCCACTGTATTTTTCTGTGTAGAAATGCATGAAGCGCTCACCCATAAGACGTCGGTTGAGCTTCAGGTGCTGAGGTACCACCAAATTCGATTTGGGCCTTAGCTTGTCTTTTAGCATAAGTTTCCGTAAAAATTAGGGTAAGACATGGACTTAATATTGTACATCAATTCTCAAAGCTATCAATCCTGATTGCAAAATCTGATCAGCAAATAGAAAAGAGCCCACCTTATTAGGGATGGGCTCTGGACTGACAAATGAAAGGGCCTACTCTTATTTACTAACGCTCGTAGTATCCGGCGAACTTGAAACGATAGTTGTTTCAGACACGGCGCTAGGCACCGTAACTACAGTTGAGGAAACAATAGAGCCGGAACTTGTGGAACCGGAACCAGAAGCTGACGCACTCGCAGCACTGGTCTCAGTCTTAGCTGCTTCTTTCTTGACCGCCGATGCAACGTCTAAAGCTACTTTCTGCACGTCCGTGTCGATGGTGGTCAGGAAGTGACCTAGCAGGGTTGGATTGGTACGCAACAAATAGCGGTAGACCAAGACACCTAGGACTAAACCAATCAAAAGAAAGGGCACGTCAACAGCCAGGCGTACAGCGGTTTCAACCGCACTCACAATAGTGGTGACATCATTCATTTCTTTTTTCCTTTTAAATAAGACGGCGTAGGGTCTTCAACGGTCGTGCTGACATCATGACTGGACGCCATAAAATATCCAACACGAATTTCTCAATTTCTGCCTTTGACGGCAATTGATTGGTAGGCAAATCAGGGAAAATAGGACACACAATTTCGTAACCTAGATGCCAACGTTGATCCATTGATCTGGAATAGTCGTTGTACGCAAATAGTGTAAGTCCGTCCATCAATTGACGCCTGTAATGTCCGTTAAGCGTGTCTAACTGGAATTTAGGGTAGGGTGTGCGCTTCAACCATTCAACAAACGTTGGATCCTTTACGTTGACATCAGCATTAACTGTTAGCACGAATCCTTTGTCAGTTACTTTGACCTCTCTGGTAGTCGACTTGATAAATAGGTTACCAAACAAATCGGTTAGATTCACGAACTTGACGAAGGCCCGACGACGCTCAGTCAAATACGTTGAAATCTGATCATTGCGTGACTGGCTAACGTTCTGGAACGGAAACAAATCATGAACCATACACAGATCAACGTATCTGCGAATAGCTACAGACCAGTCAAGAATCGAATTGTTTGTGACCTCCGATTCAGTAACTGCCTGAGCCCAGGCCAATCGATTGTTCTGATTAAAAGCCAACGGAAATCCTTCAATCGTTGGCTTCCGTGCTTGCTGCAGAACGGGAATTCCCAAGTTACTGAGAAATGGATGCTGCGTCTGTTCCTCACGTTCACGACTCATGATTAACCCGCACTTTCAGTCAGACGTAAAGCGGCTTTGAGTTGCATGGGTGCAACGCCGTCACTAATCATTGCATCTTTGTCACCGTCAATTCCGGTCCCCACATCGTTGATGCCAACACCGTCATTTAATGTTGAATCCTGCAATGCTTGCTGGCTAGTAGTTCCCGCTGGTGCCCCGTCATTTAACACCAAGTCTTCAACGCTAGTTGTGTTCGGATCGTACTCGCCGTCCAGCACTTCTTCGCTCTCTGTCTGGGGTGGTTGAACTATTTCAGCCACTACTTCTTGTTCAATTTCGTTGGTGTCGGCCAACATGGCATAAGCAATTGATTCTAAACTTTCATGATCAACACCAACGGACTCAGCCAGCGCGTGGAACTGAGCATCAGACGGTTCAGGATTGATCTGAAGAAACAAAGCAATTAGGCTTACAAGTTTTTGATTATCCATGACAGGTTTCTCTCTATAGGGCACGCAATTGGGACAGGACTTCGTCTAGTCCAGGTACCTTTTTATTTACTTCCGTTGCTGCTTTTCCGATTGAAGCCAGTAAGCTTTGATCATCCGAGCCTTCGGCCTTTAATTCGTACTTGTATTTAGAGGCCTTGAAATAAAAGTTTAAGTCCTCATCAACCGTACTGAAGTTCAAGACCGCTTGATACTCGGAAGTGCGCCAGATCAAAGACTGGTTGGTAGACGATCTATCATCCAGCAGAAAATGAATGCCTAGAATTCTTTTTAGAATGGTCAGCACGTTTTCCACGTCCTCGGGACCTGCCTCTATGTTGGTGCCTTTCTCATCGGCGTCTGCCAATAGGCGTAGGGCTGCTGTGATCATGGTCATAATTACCTTTTCAGAAGCTAATGTTGGTTCATCTTTTCTTTAATTGTGCTGCTCTAACTAAATGTGGGTGCCTACGGTCGTGACAGGCCTGGCACAAAAGAATTAAGTTAGATAAATTATTGGTGCCACCAGCGTTTAACGGCTGTATGTGGTGAACCTCAGATCCAGGCTTTAAACAACGGGTGCCCCTAATTAAGGCCTGGCACACACCTTTATCCCTAGCATAGGCCTTGGCTCTGAGTTCCCACCAAGAATTGTTCTGGGTGAACCCATTGACCGTCGAATAACTGTCTCTTTTTATGCTGGCTACGCCATGCACATTTCGGGCTCTTGGTCGTGATCTGCGCGCCAGCATAATTAATTCCTATTTACGATAGAATAGCCGGAGCCGTAGCGGAAATTGCGGGCACCTGGTTACCGCCAACAGTCGGGACCACCGAAGCTGTAAACGTACCGGCCGCACTATAGGTATAAGTCAGGTGAGGTACTGTGGTAACCTGCGGGGATGAACCGTCACCCAGGTGCCAAGAATACGAAGTACCTGTAGCTCCGGTCTCGGTCAGGGTCCATGTAACAGGTGTAGATGCATGGGCACCAGTCAATGGAGTACCGGCCAACGTTGCATGATAGTCATCGATCTCTACAGCGTCCAACACGGATACAGGCATGATCGATGGATAAGCAAACCCGTAATTAGTTTGATACTTGCTGTATGCAACACCACCTTTGTAGGTAGCAGCTGCAGCGAACTTATCGTAGGATGCTTGGTCAATTCCTTCCCAATTGGAGCCAGCGCTGGTTGGTAGTCCAGCAGCAACCAAGGCCGCTTTAGCATTCGTGTAATTTACAGTAGTCATTGTTAGCCTCAAATGGAAAAGAAAATTCTTAACGCTACCTGCACGCGCTGCAAGCATACGCCGTCGTTACCCTTAACCGCGAACGAAACCCTTTTGAATATTCCAGGGCTTGCATTCATGGCGTACTTTAAACGGTTCAAAACTTCAACAGAGGCTTCGGCCTCACGTCCAACATCCTCTGGATTGCTCTTGTGGAACATCAAATGTGGGTGTACGAATTTATAAATTAAGCCGTGCTTGCGCAACTCGGCCTGTATTTTACGAAGCTCATCACCTTTACCTTCGTGAATTTGAGCCTCTACTTTTTGTTCTTCATCTTCTATAGCTTTCAGTCTCTGAGCTGCATGCACGTACATTAATTATCCTTATAGTTCAAAACTGACTCATAAATTCTATTGCGGTGGATTTCCAGCTGGTGTAACTGAATTATCCTGGGGTCCACCCATTCCCACTCCACCCACATTAGAATTAGCCGGGATTTGGTTGCTACCGTAGCTGAAGTCCGTGCGTCCTCGACTAGTCGTCCATTGATTGATGGCCTGGGCGGCTGTCCATATCCCCATGTACGTAGTGAAGTACACACTGTCCATTCGATTTTGTAGCGCTAAATACACCAAGAGCCAAGTACTCATGACTAGAGCCGTGAGTTGCCCTAGTTTATGAATAGAAGGTTGCTTGGTTTGCTCATCAACGATTAATGACCGTAGGTCTAAATTATCTTTAGTTCGTTGTACTACCCATAAAAGTATTAGGGCAATGACCACTATTGCCAACAGGACAAAGGCCATGGGATTTTGAACAATGAACGAAAGTACGGTATTAAACATGAGTGAGCTCCGTGAGCCTAGACCTACATCTACTATGGGTTTATTTTTTGAATGCTTGTGACTGTGATTGTGAGACTATTACTATTAAATTAGTGCCAGTAACTTAAGTTCAGGTTTCCACCGTGGACCCCAATAGAGATTTCATGATTGGCTTTGGTGTACGTGTCCAGGCCGTCAACTTCGGATGCCTTCTTTGCGTAGCTAAAACCTGCGATCTCTAAGTTATGAATAAAACGTGCGGCCTTTTCATAAGCATCTTTAGGTGAACTGCATCTGAAAATATTGGTGCCCAGTTTAAGTTTGAACCCACCTTCTTTTTCTAGGTCCTCACCGGCATAAACCGTAGTAGTTGAGGCCAGTATTCGCTGACGTGCATTTGTTTTCATAGTTTAAATTCCACGATTTCCAAAGTATCCTGGAGCATAAGCTCCCCACATTGAGGCCTGCGTAATCGTAATTCCTACGGCACCGATTGCTCCGTGTTGAAGTTGACCAGCGTTGACCGATCCATCACCTGAAGTATTTCCCTTGATAATAAGATTGGTTTTGATCAGCTTCAATTCGTTATCTAATCGGGTTTGAATAGCAGTTGCAGCAGCCTCTAAATATTGAGTTCTATCTACGTCTAAACTAATTGCTGCACCTTGAAAATTAAAGGATTTCTCAGCCTCCGAAAGATAAGCACTGGCTAAGGCGGCAGCTTCACTGCATAGTAACCAAAATTCACGAATACCACCCAGTGCATTTGTGAACGTGAAATTAGTAAACTGTCCATAAGCGATATTGAATGCGTCACCACCACGGCGTAGCCAGGTTAAAATAGTTGAAGCAGGGAACAACATATCAGGTGTTCCATAAAGCGTAGTCCGTGCCTTATTAATCTTGGCTTTAACGTCATTGACCGCACTCATGATCGACGGATTAACAACAAAGAAATCAGCATTTTCCTGATTGATGATTCCCGTATTAGTTGATGCCCAGTATTTCCAAATTATTTGGTAGGGAACTAGGGATACGCCTAATCCCGAGGTATCTAATACACCAGCAAAGTACCAACCATTAGCAGTTCTTTCATAGGCTTGAATCTGGGTCGGGGCCACTACTTGAGTGGGTCCAGCCCATAATTCGACTGTCACATTATCATATAGCGTGTCCAACACAATTGAAACAGTAGCTGGTACACCCTGGAGCTCGACTGATGGTTGGGTACCCAATGGAACTGTGTTCAACCCCACCACCCGAACGTTCTCGAATTGAAAAAATACGTTCTGGCCTAGGTTCCCTGCTGTGGGATCAGGTGGTGTTCCATACTCTTGACTTAGACTTAGCGTATATCTTAATTGATAGGCTTGTCCATCTAATGATGGTGGGACTGTAACGGGCACCGTAATAATAGATTTGGCAACTACAGTATTGGCCAACCCATTTGATTGCACAGTGTAGTCGAAAGCATTACCTGCGGCATAAACAGTACCGTCTGAGGCTAGAAATTCCCAGGTAACAAAACCACCGGAAGGGTCTATTTGCGGGGGAAACGCAAATACGGATGTTCCGACGGCTGCTTTACCGGCTTCTATTTCGTCTACTAAGTCTTGGAACGCATCTGGATTTTCAGTGGTGTAAGGAATAAATTCTGCTTGTGAAACTGATGTGGCGACAGTGACGATGAATACACGAGCATTAGTAGTAATTGTTAACTGAAAGCCATAACTAAGTCCGTCATTGCCGCCCGTAATCGTTAATCCAATTACCGAGCTAGTGCCTGTCGTGACTGTTGCTGACAAAGGAGTGCTAGTGACGGGACTGGCTGTACCTACAACGATGCTGGTGATTGTCTCAGCCCCAATCAACATTGAGGTTACATCAGCAATAACGGCTATATCTGTTGTTGGTGTCTTAAAATAAACATAAGGTACGGCCATGATTTATCCTTGAACGGGTGTACTTGGGAGCATTATATTATTGACGCCCATACCTGTTCGTGTAGGGTGGTCCCCAAACAAATCAGGCTCTGAATTTAAATCCTCTGTCGTGGTACCGAACCCAGGTTCGTCAACTAGTTTGGCACTAACTGAAGAACCGAGGTCCTTTAAGTCTTCAAAACTAAAAGAGGTTCCCAGCATCAAAAGTCGTATCAAATGTGACTTAGCTATTCTTTCTCTAGTCTTTGGTGACAATATTTCGAGACCCATCAGGTCAATAAGATATGTAGGGAACACTGAAGCTAGGTTCCTCCACAACAGGTTGGCGGCTCTAGAATGTGAGTCACCGGTCATCAGACAATTACCGGCTTCAAGAAACCATGAATAGATACTTGATACTATTTTCTGCTTCTGATGATCGGGATTAATCTCAGCATGAGGCGTGTATAGCTTGTTGCCCAGGGCACTTTTCAACTCCATGGTTTTACCATTGAACTGTGTGGCACCAATGCTATTAAAAGTCACCAACCCCACTAAAGAATCTTGAGGATAAGCATCAAGTAAATCGTCATGGATAAAAATATAGAAACTATAATTAAAGCTAGCTACGGTCAGCCAAATATTAGGTCTATCTGTTTCGACTATCCGTAATTCACCTTTCGCCTGAACCCTTAGCCATTCTTTGATAACAGCATCATGATCGTAATTAGGGCCTTCAAATGTACGGAGGGCCAGCAGTCTTGATGCTGCATAAACTTTAGTTAAGCCTTCCATAGCTCGCCTTATTAGATTAATTAGAACTGCAATAGTTTAGCTATCTGGAGGCCCGTGAATCCAAATTTGGAACCCAAAACCTCAGCGTCATGAGGAATGACCGCCGATTTAATACCCGAGGTTAGAGGTTCAAACGATATGAATTTCGCACCAATCTTCACTCTAAGTTTTACGACCGGACTATTGGCAAACAAACGTTTGACCTCAAGATAAAGCGGATACTTAATTTCGTCTATCTGTTCGACAGTAGTATTCGCTTTGAGTCTAAAAGATATACATTTAGCATCAACGTCAACTTTCTTTATATAATCACAGTAGTTAAACATAGAAGCACTGAACTTGGAAGGATCATTCTTCATTCTGGTAGACAGTGGAATAGCAGCTAGGCTAGTACTGAAGTTCTCTTGTTCCAAAAGTTTGTCTATCACCACTAAGGCTTCGTTCAATGAACTAACCTCGGAACCGCCATCAACTAGTAACAGATTGGGTAAGTCAAATTCATGATTAACCTGAATTTGAATTCCTTGGTTCACAGTCCATTGAAGGCTGATGTAGAGATGGGGCGTTACCTGTAGGTCATCATTCTTTACGTTCTTTAGCAAGATGTAATCCGTAAAGATTAGGGCTCCGTCTTTGACACTGACGTACAAAAACTGTTCCTTGTGCTCGAATATAACGTGCTCTTGAAGCTCTTGGACTAATGTCGATACGTAGCTCTGAAACACTTTAGGTACGTAGTGTGAGGCCACGCTGCTCAAGAATTCTAAAACGTTTTTTAACTGAAAGCCAATCTTGTCCTTCAGTGCTTTTAACAGTCCGTAGGCCTTCGTGTAAGGCTCGCCCCGCTTATCCGTGAACTGTATAGCCAACTGCGTTTCTAGGGCCTCTAAAGCCCTGTATTTCTCGTACAAGTCTTCTGACAATACATATTGCGTATTCAGCTGTTCAATTTTGGGAACCAAGGTCTTCAAGGACTCATGATCAGGATCAGTTTGAGTCTCGCCGTCTAGACTCAAGCCGCTGGCCTTAACTAGGCAGGGATGAGTGTGGATTTGTGCCTGATTTAATTTTGCTAGTTGTTGCTGCTGGACTCCACTTAGCTGACTTAATTCTTTAACCGTGCTTCCCGTCTGGTCAAGAAATCGAGCAACATCGTCAATATATCGGAACTTAGGTAGCTCCAAGGCACAAATACGAGCAGCTGCCTTGACTTGAGTTCTTGGTTTATTTTTTGACGTTTTAACGTTACCTGTTTTATCTTTAGTCGTGCTTGCTTTCAATCTCTGGGCTGCATTGGTAGCCATGATCATCCTTAAGCTAATGTGCTGGGCTGTGCTTGTCTGATGTTAAATTACGTGCGACGGGGGCCTGTCACGTTATCTCTGGTCATTGACGTAGTTCGGTCCTTGGTCGCAACTCTTCCTCTGTGGGGCAAGATACGAAATAATTCTTGAGGCTGAATTACACGGACTTGAACCTCCCAACCCAAAACATTCTGCAATCTGGAACGCCAAGGATTGACGTTTTGGACCACTAGAACTTTACCTAGCTGTGATTCAACGATCACGTCCATGCTCGATATATTGGGTAGGTTAGGACTCAGTATAATTTGGAACGGTTCCATCTGTTCCAGCAGTGCAGTATTAGAGCTAGTCGGACGTTTTGGGAACTCGAAATACACGCTCTCTGTCGTCAAGTTGAATTGAAGTTCTAGATGGGTGAACCGTCCGTTAAACGTAGCAGTAACTAGATGTGGCTTTCCATCGCAATAAGACAGTAAGGTCGTGATGCCAGTCAGCGGATTTCCGTCAATAGAGAATTTAGCGGGGACCGGAATTGCTGAGTCCCAGACTCGGAACACGTCAACCCCAATAGCCCCTCTGGGCAGCGTAACTAAGACATTGAAACCGGTCTCTGTTGAGGCCGTCCACGGTTTATCCTCCAGATTAATTTCACCAGTTAATGGGAGCTGGACATCAGGCACAGTAAACACCTGACGATGCGCGTGGTAGGGTGCAAATCCGCCAATGAAGCCGGATCCAAAACAGATGGGGCACGCTACATCGGAAAAGCCCATAGTTGAGGCATCAAAGTCGCCTACCATGTCGTCAAGCGATAAGGGAGAAACTGGACCGTTGTCCCCAAATGAATCTTCGTCTGTGATATCAGCTAGGGGGAAATCCTCGCCCAGGGTCACAACATCGAACACACCCTGATTTTTGTTCTGCGGAGCATTAGGACTGGATTCTCCGTTATAACCTGTTACCCTTTGCTGATTGAAGTTATAGGGCGTCACATTGAACGATAACGGAGTTTGGCCCGTGATCAGACTATTGATTGTGCCGGTGCTGGCCTTACCCTGTTCATCTAGGATTCCACCTAATTGTTTAGCACTAGCTTGGCAATTGCATTTACGACCGGACGTCAATCTGTTGAAGTGCACACAAGTTATGCCCTGCGGACGAAAAGCATCGTAGTATCTGCGCTGTTGCATAGGTATGATGTGTTCAACCATACGTTCAGCAACATCAGCAGCCCTAGCGTTGGCCGGAAGTAGCCTGTTGTTATTTGATTCACGAATTGGCAATTTATCACCTCACTCAAACTTTAGTTGGTGTGGGATTTGGCTCTCACTCCCAGTTACTATTAAATTTGAGGGTTTAATAATAAAGGCGCAAACCCGATGAAGAATTTGCGCCTTTTATGCTAAAACTTTAATTGAAAACTGAGCTTAGTATGATGCACGACTGGCAATTGTTTTACCTTGCGCATTCAATACGTAGGCATTTCCTTGCAGCCAGTATTCCTTACCTGTGTCATCACCATACTTTTTGATAACAGCAAAGACAGGGCTTGAATTATTATCGTCACCTATACGCGGACGTCTCTCGAAAGAAAGCTCCTCATCGTCATTAATTTGAATCAACATAAAATCGTGTGCGGCATCTGAGTCAGCCATAGCCGCACCTGTCATAAGTTTCAATGTAAGCATTATTGTCTATTCCTAGTAATTAGGCATCTCTGCCAAGGTTAAAGACTGGTCCCTAGCTCAGAATCGACCTAAGGGTCCAGGTTTTTGTGTCAACCTAGACACAAAATGGTTACTGCAAATTCTGAACTTTCGGAACAGCCATATCCAGTATTTGGACTGCTAGGTCAGTCAGTTCTTTATTCGACTTGCATAGATGGTGCTCGCTATGGAACACACCATTTATTTTCCGGTCAACATACAGCTCTTGGTTGACCGTTACCTTGAAAATGAAGGATCGTTTGGGATTAACAATAGTTAGGCTACGTCCAGCGTAAATACGTTCCCAACCTTTAGGTAGCTCGTAGACCCCAACACTTTCTTTGATAGCTAGCCATGCGTCATTGGTTGTGAACACACGATTCTTGTGGAACACATGATCGGTATTGCCCTGGGGATTTGGATTGGAATTCATGTTTTTCATTTAGTACATCAAAAGGCTAGTTCTAATACCACGTTTGTTGAGCAACGCCAAACCTTTGTTGTCTCTATAGTAATCGGCAAAGACAACCTCGGCAATACCTGTTCTTTGAATTAGTTTCGCGCACTCAATACAGGGTGCGTGCGTACAATAAAGCGTGGCACCAACAGCGCTTACCGTAGATGCTGCTAACTTTGCACAAGCATTCATTTCAGCGTGACTGACCTCATCGTTGGTCTTCAAACCGAAATGCATTACATAGCTGTTACCTACATCGGATCCTGACAGTACCGAATGTTCACATGTATTGTCGTAACCCTGGGGCATGCCGTTCCAACCATAGGACACCACAGAGTCATCCTTCACAATTACGCAGCCTACTTGAAGTCGTTGAGCATGACTTCGTTCGGCTGCACGTTTAGCAAAGTCCATGTACATTTTGTCATCGTCTAGAGGCTGAGTCATTATTGTATTTAGTTGTTGTATGAACCCTATTTACTAGCGGATCGAAAGTTCGGAGTTAACCAATCTGGATGCTGCATTGACTTTGACACCCGTGCTTAAATTCTGTGCTCTACGTTTCAAGGCTTGCTCCAACACGAATTGCACATGTGGATCATCCAGTACCGCTTTAAGTCCTGGATGCATTGGCTGAGGCCATTGATTGAAAGCTGTCCAAATAGCAGCCGTCGATTCTGACCTGAATTCTGATTCTGGGTTGACTACGAACTGCTTGGGGACAGTAACAAAATAAGTGTGGTACTCAAAGCCTTTTCCATTTCTGGATACCTTGAGCGGCATTACAGACCACTCACCGTTATAGCCGGTCTCTTCTCTGAGTTCCCGGCGTAGGGCATTGACCAAGTCTTCTGCGCCGTCAACGGAGCCACCCCACGTTCCGTAGCAATTCGGTGTATCAGAATGAGGACCACGTAGCTGGAAACTAAAGTTACCGGTGTCTAGGGCCAGTACTAAGGCTCCGACTGCTTGGTGATATCCTCTGATGCCGGGTCCCCAATTCTCTTTATCCTTAGACGCCTCTATAGCAATAAGTCGTGACGCTGCTTTTATCATTTTATAGTCCACTGTCAGTTCGAAAATTAGAAAAGGCCCACACATCTGAGTCGTCGTGCTCGTCGTCATACAGTTCACGATTTGCATGGGCTAGGGGCGTCCAATCGCTGTAGACCGCAGCAATAGGCCCAAGGAAGGGCGAAGCGATGTTTAACACGAATTCAAATGGTAGGTCCTCTGGTTCGCAATAACCTTGATTAGGATTGTCCAGCATCCAAACAATAGCACCTAACATTGAACCCACTACCTGCAATGTTGTTGCGTTTTGCCCTTCTACCAGTTCCCGTGATTCTTCGATAGAAAGTTGCGATCCGTACCACAGGGCATTCCGTTCATGACCTAGAAGCAAGACCCCTAGTTCATCGATTCCGCTCTGAATACTATTTTTAGCAATTCGGGTCTTTCTGTGCATCCACAATTCTTGTCCCTTCATTTCATGGACAGACGCAATTGCAGCATCACACGGTTGATACGCATAGTAACAGGTCGGTCGATAATTCTCTGTACTAAAGTATTCGCTGATAGTGATGGCTTCCGAGTGCTGAATCAAATAGCCGTTGAATGTACCGCCCAAAGGTACCCACGACTTAACCGTGGTCTCCACACCCGGTTGCTCTAGATAGAGCACAGAGCCACCAGCGAGTTCTTTACCGTCAGCAGGAATCTCTTTTTCGTGCGTGCCCCACCCCATTTCTGCTGGTGCTCGACCCTCAGCCCAGAACCCTTCACAGCTCCAGGTGTTGACGAATTCATTAACACGCTTGGGTTCTTTCAGAATTTGTGTATCGCGCTCAGCCGTTTGAATTATTTTCACATTCAGGGCTTCAGCTAGCATTCCCCATTGCTCTTGGGACTCAGGGGTCCCTGTTTTCAGACCTGTATCTTTTGCGAGTTTGAGCAACGCCGCTTTAACAAAATGCGAAACTAGACCTGGATTAGCTCCATGCGTCACCACACAGGTAGAGGCCCCAGGATAGGCCGAGGCCATTCTTCGCATTTCTTGATGCGTTGTGTAGAGCGTGCGTTCACCCAGTTCCGGAATGATTTCGTCGGGTTCAGTAGCCCAACGTTCGATAGACGTGTCAATGTAGAGCACATTATTTTGTAGGCACCACTCAACGATTTCTAGTCCGTCTATGTTCAAGCTTACGTTAATCAGTAAGTCACCGGGACTCAATAATTCATTTAGTGTTGGCACCAAATTAGATTTGACGATTTCACGATGAACGTAAGTTACACCCAAATCTTCGTATTTAGCAAATTCAGGGCGTACCTCTTTATCCAGAACGACTACCGCGCTAGGACTTACATCGAGGTGACGTAGAATTACGGGGAGAATCGATTGACCAACACCACCGAAGCCTAGGACCAGGATATGTCCTCTGTGAGTTGCTAGTTTTTCGTGTTGATCCTCCAGCAGTCGTTGTGCAGCGTGTATTTGAACCTTCATATCAATCCTTTTAAGCACTTTCACTTTCAGCTCACGCAACGCTGATAATTTTTGTTTTATTTCCTATGTCCTCTAATTCTACTTCGTGCTCACCTTTACTGAAATGATTGACCTCGGCGGACCTAGCCTTTGCCCAGTCGTTTGCATAAAGCTTGGCCTCAACGTCTTTTAACGGCGCGTCAACGATCACGAAGTCCTCGTTGTCCGGACGTTCATACGCATACTGCAGTGTATTTACCCAACCCTCGAAAGCATCTGCTTCCATCTTGGAGACCGCGACTAGGCGTAAGGCTGCTTCAACTTTAGTGCTACCTGTCATTTTGTGATAAATATAATTAGTCAAAGCATAGGGCTCTTTCTTGCCGCTGCTTTTCTTGGCCTTATCCTCAGCGTCCTTCCATTTATGTTCAAGACTTTTCTTGCTACCTTTGCCTTGTTTTACGTCATGTTTAATTATGTTATTGGGCATTGTTGAGACTCCAATCAACTTAGTAAAATCGCTGATTAATCTTTATACGCACAATATAGAAAACGAACGTTGCGATTTTTCGGCGTACCATCTTTATTTTCTAGACGCTCAGCTAACAAGGTGTAATCTGAATTATCGATATCAAAAGGAACATCAATGTAGATGCAACCCATGTAGTCAACATAACCACTATTCTCCGCAGGTCCGCACTCGATCCAGCTCAGGTTCCTGAGTTCTAACCAGGAAATTAGGTCAAGCCTAGGCTTATACTTGTTGTATTTAGCTTCCAAAATACAGGGGAGCGCGCAACCAAACTAGTTATTCTAAAATTGCGAACCCGAGATAAAAAAGAAAAAGGGTGGAATTTTTAGTTCCACCCTCCTTTACCACACAATAATTAAGAGTTATTCATTTATCAACGTTTTCGACCAAACCTTAAGTTCCTCTTCTTCGTCATAGTCTTCATCCGCAGCTTCGTCATCTTCATCTTCGTCAGTATCTAGTCCTTCGGCATGAAGAATGTCGGTCATCGGGTTACACAGCAATTCTTCACCGATAACAGAGAAATCATTAACCAACTGTGACACACCTTCGTATTCAGTAATCAGTTCTTGGGTACCGAACAAGGTGGCATAAATATGCTGTTCGGGTGGCATGAAATTCGGACCTTTCTCGACTTTGCCTGTTGCCTCGTTCTTGATAGGCAACCCGTTCTCGTCGAGCTTGGTAAAGTTCGAACCCATAATACAGGCCAGCATAGACTCCAAAGGAATACCATACTTCAGACTTTCGCTGCGGATGTAGACTACCATGTCACCGAGCCAATCGCCCAAGGCTACAAGTATCTGGCGCTCGACTTCTGTGGTGCCATCGTCATTGAATTGGAAGCCTGTGCTCTTGTCATGCAGGTAGGCTTTCATGAATGTCTCTGCCGTGGCCTTAGCACGTTTCGCCGACACGCCGTTGCTGGTCGCCAAATTAGTTACGTCTTGCTCGGTGATGTCCACATTTTCATGTGATGCACGACGGGCCTGCATCAGGGCTAGAATTTCATGACCCTCGCTGATCTCATCGCTAAGTACACCAAGAAACTTTTGAAGTCTGGCTTCCGGGGGCTCGTTCAGGTATTCGTCCTTGATCGTCGGGCTTTCGTTGATTGGCAGCGTGTACATTGTGTTCATGCGGACAATGCACCAGGGGAAATACTGGCCGAAAGACAGACCGGTGGCCTGGAATTCATTGGCCGACGAGCCAACGACGTGGTGATAGGTTTTCAGATCCATGCTATTAATGTTTGTCATCTTTGTTTCTCTTGTTGGGAAGGGTGATTGGTACTCTAACTTTCTTGCTGCTGGTTATAAGACTAAGATTGAATATTCGCAGTTACGTAGTCGATAACCTCTTGAACATTACTGAACTTTTCTGCCTCCTCGTTATTGACCTCTAGTTCGAATTCATCCTCAATAGCTATCAAAAGTTCGAGCTCGTCTAGGCTGTCGATACCCAAGTCATTGACGAAGTTTGAGGTTGGAAGAACTTCATAGATAGCTAGTCCTAGCTGTTCAGCTACGATGTTGATGACCCGATCCTGAATACTAGTTTCCATTTGTTTATCCTTTAGTTGACTTTATTTACTAGGTGTCCTATGCATCAATCAGTTTCGCACTTAGGCTGTCGATACCCAGGTTGCTGCAGTCTTCATATCGGCTAGGTCCTGGCCGGTGAAACCTCCTATCTGGATTGGAATCGTCCCTGTAAGTCCACTGAATGTTATGGTCTGTAGTTGTTGAATTTTCAAATGCTTAACTTCGGCTACAGATTTCCCGTCTTTCAAAAATACAAGGTTAACAACCGGCTCGTCATTAACTTCAGACTGACGATACTGGACGCTCAAGCTATCGAACGATATTTGCATTTTGGATTTCAACTCAGATTCGGCTGAAAGTTGAGCTAGTCCTGCTCCGGTTATAGTCGGGGATATCATAGTATTTGTCCATGTCTGGCAAAGAAATGCTCTACGCGGTTGAGCCAGACTTGACGATCTGACAAATGATTTGGTTGGTCGTTGTCGGCAATCTTAATCGCGGTTCGTTCCCCCGCAATCCCGCGAATACCAAACAAAATAGTAGTCTCTACTAGACTTATTTTGAAAACGCAGGCTAGTGCTTCAAAACCGGATAAATACTCACCATTAACTATGCAATAAGGTTTCCCCCGAACATGTCGTTTAAGTCCACGATCATTAAACAAGGGATTAACTGCAAGTGTACCAGCGGCACAGGCCAAGGTGCGACACGGGTCAACCATGTGGGGCTGACACCATTTCTCTAGGTCGATATCCTCGTCAGATGTAGTCTTGATTAGGGCATAAGCATCTCGAAACAAATCCCAGTCAATGTCCTCAGTATCGCGATAATCTTTCATGTCAAATATCCTTTAAACAATATTTAGATTCAAATCTCTGATACGTAAGTTTACCAGTTGCTTGTTCACCTCGGATACTAAATCTTTGACCCTTGATTCCGGAGTAAACAATTTTTCGTCAATCGGGACTTGAAGTTCGCGCTCTACGGTAAGAGCTAGGTCCAGAATATGGAGAGCATCCAAACCCAAACTCTTGAATGTAGAATCCAGTGTGGCTGCGGAAACACCGAATGCTATGCCAGCCACGGTGTCAAACACGTAGGCTGCAAGTTCTTGATTGGTCATGACCATTCCTTAGTCATTATTACGCTGGGGTTTCTTCCCCACCCGTTATAACAGTCTTCAATAATTGCTGTTTTTACGTCGATCCACGCTTTCGACCAGTCCCAAGCAATACCATAAGCTTTAACTGTGTCTCCGGTGTAGAAGCCGGAAGTCACCACACCAGTTATGTCCAAAGAGTAGTCATAATTCTCGGGACACAAATTAGAAAAACGCAGGACCTCGATTTCTGAATAGTTGGTCTCTGACGGATTAGAGTACACATAAACTAAAGAAAACGAGTTGACTCCATTTTCAGTAGTCTTTATGAGATGAACATCGGTGTACTGAATTGATAACATGATCAGTCTTTGTCCTTACCTTCAATCAGTTTGAAATTCAGATCCGGATCGTCAACTAAATTCTTGATTGCTGCAGATACCCGTCCAGCTTTCTCAAAAGGAATGGTAATACCGTTACGACCTATTTTCCAGTCATCCGGTTCTTTCTTAGTCTTGTAGATTTGGCGGATTGAAATACGCTTGGATCCATCTTCGAATTTGATGGCCTCGATTCTGAGTCCCGAACTCGGCGTTATTGCAAGTATTTTTGCCATGGTTGTTTTCTCTATTTCTAATTTTGAACTAAACCCGATAGAACTCAGCTAAAGGTTTACCTACGAGTTAGGAGGTCTTTGCTCCTTAACTTTTAAGGCTCCCGGTCCCGCGTACTCGGCGCGGCCGGGTAGAGACTCCCAAGAGTTACCGTTCCTGATGGGCTCATACTCGCTCCAGTACCAGCTATCCTGGTCGTACTGGAATAGCCATTCAGCCCAATTCGGGGCATTAGTCCAACTTGGTTTGTCCATAAAATTCTCCGTAACGTTGAGGCTATGCTCAGACCAGGATATGGTTGTTATATCTATGTCGCAAGTAGGCTTCGCGACCGAAGGTCTCCATAGGTGCCCGCTGTTTTACTAAAGATTCATCAATCAGCACATAACAGGAGTCAATGACAGCCGTGCTTGGAATGGAAAATCCGTTAGAAGCCTTCAACCCGATGTTCCATACTAAGGCTTGATCGCCATAAGTGTCAAATCCTAATTTGGTGTGAGCATAAATAGGCTGGGCCTCGGGTGCGGATGAGGGAAACCTAAAATCTTGTTGGTGCTTAGGCACCTTCAACACACGTTCTGTTTCTACTACCTTGATGTAGTTAAGGTGCTTGATTACCGGATACGGCAGACTATAGTGATGGACAATAGCCGGAACTCCGGATCCATCTAGTATCATCACGTGCTGTTCGTTACTCAATAGTTGCACGACTTCGGAAGTGTGTGAAATCATAGCTGTCTAGTTATTGATGAACTTCATTGCTCGCATACGGGCATGCATAGCTTGGCGGAAAACATTTGGGCTTACATCATCCCCGTAAGTTGGCCATTGACAACCGAGAAAGAAATGAGCAAAAGCATCTAGTAAGCAATCTACAGTCTCTGTATCTTCTCCGTAATAAGCTAGTTTGATTCGTGCATGAGGATATAAGCTTATAATACCTCGCATCTGGACTTCCGTCAGATTAAGTCCTACATTTTCCTGGAAAGTCTCGGATGCAAAAACAATATCAGCAGTACTTAATTCTACATTACGATTGTCGAATAAGAAACTATTGATATTCCGGGTTATGTTGAGGAGAACACTAATCTCTTCCTCAGCCTCGTATAAAACTTGGTCAACCGGAATATCAAACATGATCTTGTTCCTTATTTACGTTGTGTATTAACTAAGCAGACAGCTAAAACTAATGATGACTAGTTTGATTTCAAGCCTCAATCAACAGCTTCAGTAAGGTATCGCGCTCCCAGAGCCAATGAGATTCAGCTGAATTGGCTGACAGTGCTAACTCTGCTGATGACCATACTGCTGACCAGTAGGCTGAAAGTGCTGATGACCATACTGCTGAACCTGTTACTGACCAGTAGGCTGCTGACAGTGCTGAATCTGCTGCTGACCGGACGATATCGAAAGAACCTGCTGCCCGTGCTGAATGTGCTGCTTCTTTACGCTGGTCCTCCGTAGCTGTTCCCTCAATCTTTGCCCTGCAATAGTTGATAATCAACTGGAGGGCATCTAGACACTGGACAGCGTAGTCCTCTTTGTTATCTTTTAAGGCCTCCAGCTGCCGTTCGTGACGGGCAACTGCTAATTTCCATTGGACAGGCTCCAAATCCTTCCCTATGGGGATTGCCTCCAATAAGTCAGTACCAAATTGAGGAGCCTCTATAGCTGGCAAGCCTTCAAAAATAGAGTCAGCCAAATGTGCTAGCCATTGAGGCCTGATTTGTTTGGCAAAAGATTCATGATTGTATTCGTTCATTGTACAGCCGATAAAACAGCCACGTCCCCCTGAAAAACCCGTACCTTGGAGTACTTCATCAGCGACACGGTGTTGATCAAAACGCGCTTGAAACATTTCTTTTACTTTGGGATCGTTTTGATAAGAAAGAATGGTCATGATCTTGTTCCTTTAGTTGGGTTGTTGGTTCACGCTTCAGTGCAGTGATTCCAGTATAATACAGATTGAAGCTGGTGCCAACAATTATTTTAAATTACGCCAGCGTCCATTAGAGGTGGACGAGTCGCGAACACTCTGTGATTAAGATTAGGGTTCATCAGGCTCAACGTCACTTTTAACACTGGTCGCTGATCAGGGTACATTTCATCAATAAACAGAATGTGAGAAATGTGCATATTCGGAATGTGATGCTTCAAGTCCAGCACGTTCATAAACAAAACTTTACGAGCGGTTAAGCGTTGTTCCTTCAGTGAATTCACAGTGAATCGCCACAAATTGTGCATAGCCCTTGGTGCAACCACAATTATAGGTGACGACCGGTCAACCGGTACTTGACTCTCTAACGCGTCCAAGACAGCTAGGAAACGAGCCTCACGTTCGGGCGGTGAACCCAGTTCGTGACCAGCGAATCGCGTGGTATTGTTAGCTAGTTTCTCGATTTCCTGGTCCGTGAGCTTTCGTGGATCTTTGTTTGAGTTCATGCAGGTTCCTCGTTTCCTTTGTGCTTGTGTTGTTGATTGCTTGCTCGTGTTCGGTGTTTGAGTTTAAGCCAAATCCTGAACATAGGATAACACAAGATCACTATTAAAGAGGCTTGACCCAAGCCATACATAAAGGCTAGAACTAAACTGAGCTTCGGGTACATTGGAGCACCGCAGATGCTGGCCGTCAAGAATAGAACAGACAGACAGTAAATTAGTTTGGACTTCATGGGTTATACCTCAATTGTAGTCAAGCAGTAAGCGTGGTATACATCGCGTTTTTTGCGCCCGGTCCCGAGGTAATAAGTTTGATGAATCATGATTTTCCCTTTCGTTAGGACTTTCAATGAATTCAGTATAGTAAAGATTGAAGCTGGTGCCAACATTTATATTTAAGTTTCGGTGAAGCTATCCAAAACAGCTTCCAAGTCTGCTAGGAGTATTTGCTGTTTTCCAGCAATTTGCTGTTTTCCAGCAGTTCGACTATAAATAGTGTCTAAGATGCGTCTCTAGAACTTGAGTAGCTTTAGCATTGGCATTCGTCGTGTAACAGAAATGCACGAAAGCCATGATCAACAAGAGGGCTATTACAAACCCAAGGGTTTCGTCTGGGGTCATTTTGTCACCACTGCAGCAAGTGCCGATTGTAAATCAGCTATGAGCTTTCGGGCCGTTAGTGCAGAGAGCGTCTCAAGCATGCGAATCTCCTTTTGGTAGGGAAATGGGGATACCAACAGTGCAGTGAGTAGTATCCCCATTTATTTACTACGTGCTATAATAGGTGTGATTACTTCAGATTGCTATTTGCCCGGACTT